TTACGTAACACTATAAGGATAAATAGGTTGCTACCGCTATTTTCCGTCCAATTATAACAACCAACTGACACCGGTAACAGCGTGGAATTTCTCAGCTGCTTTTCTTTTAGAGTCTAGGCGGGATGCCACGGTAGAAATTGTTGCCTTAGAATTATTAAGCTCTTCATATAAAGCTCGCGAGGCATGTAGGACACCTTGTGTAGCCTGAATACGCTCGGCGGTACCCTTAAGAACCACATTCGACTTCTCACCTAAAATATAGGCCGCGGCGGCCGCGTGGAAGGTCTTAAATGTAGCAACTTCTTTCTTTACATTATCCATATCATCACCTCTCTATTTAATTATGGCGCTCAAGAAAAACGTCTTAATCTAGCCGGTGGTGCTGGCCGATGTTTTCCTGTTAATTCTCTAGCAACTGGATCATTATGATGTGCAGCCCTAGATGGAACATCACCTTGTTTAGAGGCACGCTTAATCTCAGCGCCCATCCTCTTGATAAACCATATCCTCTGCCAAACCGGTATTCCATATGCTTCCATATAGGTGAAACCCATATAGTACATTAATAAAAAGATCTGCTCTAGATAGACCTCTTTATCATTCGGCGTCAGGCCAAAAAAACGAGGCACCCATCGGGAGCCGTACCTCCGATTGCTCAAGGCATGCCGGGCAATCCATCCAAGATTTCATATCAATCCCGGGTTCATGCTTATCGATATAGCGCCGAAGCTCTAGAGAATCACGGGCAGGCATATTCCGAATAAACATCTGAATCTTTGTCTTATCAGCTATGCCCTCAATCGATTCAATTGCATACTGAAGGCGTGTTGTTACCAGGTTCTCGCCTGTCATACCAGACTTCTTCCGGCGTTCCGCCATTACCATAATATCCTGCTCATCAGAACCTGTCAAGAACTTAAAGCGAACCTTCTTCTTCGTTATGGGAAGCTTAAACTCAAAGACATTAGATCCTAAAGCCACAGGATCAATCTCTAACCGCTTGATTGGAAGTGTGGTCAAATCAAATGACTGTTTAGATCGTTCACTGCAGGAAGGACAATCAACTTCTACCTTATAGTCGCCACCATAGCCCGTAATTCTTAATGCTGTCATAATGGCATTTCGATCACCTGCCAACATTTGATCTGGGTTTATTGAACGATCAGTTAAGCATGATTTTAGAAGATGCGAAATAACCGTACCCTTCTTAATCAAGGCCTTGGAAGTTAAAATATCTTCTTCCCTTGCCGTCATTGCCTTAATGTCTACAGTCTCTCTTCCATGAAGGCCTTCTTCAACAGGATAGGTAACCCCTCTCGATGGTAAAGGTACTGTCTCTACAGGTACCTCAAATCCAAAATCATCCCGCATGACATTGCGAGTTGGCATGCCAGGTTGGACATTAGGTCGTCCCTCACCAGGGCCCTGGGAAAATATTTCATTTTTCTCTGAGCGTGTTTTGTCTTCAGCCACGTTTAACTCCCTCTTTATGATATGCTAATATAAGCACACATCGCTTATGCATACTAACTATCATACTTTCAGAATTTGTTGTAAAACATTTTTGCAGAGCTCAGAAATGACAAAAGCCGCCCAAAGGGCGGCTTTTGAATATTAAACCGATATACTATTATGTCTTGAGTAGTATTAGTACTGAAGGACGCAGTTATCGAAACGAATCGAAAGCGAAATCTCTGATGGATCCTCTGCACCATAGTCCAGGTCGCCGAAGCCGGCAGACTCAAGAAAACAGCCCTTAAGGTCCCAGAGCTCAACGACGGTACCTACAGGATCAAGCAACTTAAGTTGACAATCACGCTTGTAGAAATCAGCATAACCAGCTCGGCCAGAGACAGACTCAAAGTGAGTCCGGACCCACTCCATCACCTGTTGTGCTCCAGAAGGTGCAATTGGATCATGTAGTGTGCAACTGATCGCGTCAAACTTGGTTTTACCGGCAATCCAACGAGTCGAATTCATGTAAGGGATTTCCATCCCTGCAGTGTTGACCGTTGGGCGAGCCGCAGTCTTCATCAGAAATGCGTCAATACCCTCTATAGCAAATACCCATCTAAACTTGCGCTTAGGCTCAAACTTATTGGGTAGCATATCAGTGACGGAAAGTGTTTCAGCCATTTTTAGTAACTCCTATTATCTTCACGATTATAATTATTCCGCTACTGCAGAATTATACCTCCATCCCAGCATTTGTAACAACAAAATCAAGTGAGATGAATTCGACAGTCCTGGTCGGCTGCAAGAATATCTTGCCCCTAACAGTATTATTCTCAATATCTGCCTGCGTAGTGGTTGTGGTATCAATGATCACCTTGAACTTATCAAGACCCTGTTGTGCTTGGATTCTTTGTAGGATCGGATTGACCGATGCTGAGAACCTGCCCAACGTTTCTGCCCTGTTTGGCTCAAAGAGAAGATTATTACCAACTCGACGGACCTCGCGACGAATCTCAATGAGAAGTCGTCTAACATTAACTCTATCTAGTGCGCTCTTAGCCTGTTGCAGCGTCTTCTGACCCCATACCACCACCCCAGGGGTATGTGGGAAGGCCGCCAGAGGATTCATATCAGATTCATATAGTGTATCCAGGTTCACTCTACTCAGCTTCACCTGCGTCTCGACAACACTCTTAAGTGCGCCGCGGGTAAATCCTGCGGGTGCGAACCAGGGATGAGCAACAGAATCATTTAATGAGAATGCACCAAGTACCGCAACCGATGGTGGGCATTGGACATTCGACTGTGTCGCCGGATCCGTTATAACAACATCAGGGAAGTAGGCCGCGGCAAAAGAGGAATCGATATTTCTACCAGAGAAATTCTCAACCGTCAAATTAACACCTGGCTTCTGAGTCGAATAATCTAGCATTAGCTCATTGCTAACTGATCTTTCTTCTACGTCCATGATGTACATGGCATCAAAGCGGGACTCTACTGCATCAATTGCGTAATCAGTTACTGCCTCAACTCGGAGACCCGGGATGGCAAGGAGCTTAATATCAACATCGGCTTTTTCAGCCATGACGTCAATAGCCTTCCTATATGCAGCAACTGTGTTACCAGATGTACCACCCTGGCCTGCAACATCTCCCATCTCCCAATTTGCAGCTTCATTTAAGAGTTGATCTTTTTCCTTTCGGAAAATGCTTGTTCCATCGAACCCACCCTGCATAAAGAATGAGAACTTAGCAAATCGCCGAATGGCAGGATCAATTAAGTCTGTTTTGGGATCAAGGAATCTGGATCCCACTGTAGCATCACCTGAGTCTAGAACATCCGCGTGGGCGGTATCTACGCTTCCATCAAAGATGTTTAATCCCTCGAGTGTCTTGATACCAGCGCTTAGTACACCATCGCGGCGGTACTCTGCGACGGCCCATTGTTTTCCATCAACCTTACCGTATACACTTGGATTCTTTGAACTCGGTGTAAGCGGATACTTGGTGACAACCTGAACTCGTTCAAGGCTGAACATATTATTATTAAAGCGGTCTGCATCAAGTACCGAACCATAGAGGTCAGTTGCACCCTCATTGTCTCCAATCCAAGGATTAAGACTAGAAGAATGATACATCGGAAAATACTTACCGTAAGAAAGTATAGATGCGTTGAACTTAAGGTTCTTATTCGGCTCGTCCTGGTCATCATCTACCTGGAACATTGTACCCCAGTATAGTCCTGAGTCGGGACGTCTCTTTGCAAGGGTTCCTTGTGCGAGGTGGCGCCTCATTGGTACCGGTGGTACCTTAGCCCGACATAGGGGGGATACGCCGGCGACCTGGGGAAGACTATCATACGCTACGTTTTCAAGTAACGCTGAAACAACTCCTGCTTCGGAAGCCGCTGCAGTAGCATGTGCGTCCGTCCAGAGGTGCCAATAACCGCGATAGCCCATAGGTAATGCTTCTGCAGCAACTGTCCCTGCATTAACCTCAGGATCCATCTCGACCCTAATATACTTAGAGCGGTTAGGGTGGATTCCATCTATGACTAGTTTTTGAGATCCTTCTCGTTTATCAAAGTCATACCAGGCGTGTTGATCACCAATTACCCGAGCGATATATCGTTCAGAGGATGGGTTAAGATCCAGTCCAAAGAATTTCTCATAAGCTACTACATTAGTATCATCATCATCGATCGCTCGAACCAGTAAGTCAAATGTACCATACCCAGCGCTCGAATCCATCATGACACCCTCAATTGAGAGCTTAAACTTACCGCTGCCAGCAACACCATCATCTAGTGCATGGAGGCGGAAGAGATTCTTTGGCTTTCCACCGAAGAGTTGTGATATTACCCAGGGTGAGCGTGCAGTGCGGTAGCGGTCTTCATGAGACTCATAATCAACAACATCTGCTTGGACTCCAGCCTCAAGTACCTGTGCATCGCGGTGGACGTCGGTTACACCGTGGAGTAGGAAGGCTGCTTCTAGCATATTTCTTCCGTCTGGTGCCGCTGCAGCCACCGGGCCAAGGCCCTCTGCATCAACAGTTGCATATGACTGGTACACATTATAGTGTGTGTGGACATAATGGCCTGCCTTCTCAATGCATGCTGCATCGTGATTGAAGACATTCATAAAGTAGTCAGGTGCTTGTGGATCCATGGATGCGGTCAAAATATTCGGATATTCCGGAGTAGCAGTATGACCGTTCAACAGGAGGGTAAATCGCTCTTGGGTACCGTCTACTACGACTGAGCCGAACCGGGCGCCGGCCGGTCCAGTTGCAGCGGCAACATTAGCAAAATCATTCTGTGTAACTGTAGCCGTTGGTGTTTGAACCGCGCGGAGGTCGGAGCCCCCTGCGGTGTCGGCTTGGGCACCAACCAGCGATGGACGTACACCTTGAGGGGCATACATGACCGCTCTAATAATTGGCCAAGCGCCGCCAAGGGGCCCAGTTACGCTAGTATCAATACCAGCATCTGCCCAAGCTCCATGTTCTGGGGTTGGATCCTCGCCGGTATCTCCACCGCCTGTGAAATCGACTGGTGTTATATTAGTCGGTACCGACCCGCCTCCGCCAGGCTCTGCGCCGGCGGCACCTGCTCTAGCTTCAGCGCTTGGGTTCTGATCTTCGGTAACCACCACAAATGATGTGGTATTGGCATTTTGTATGGTAACGGCCCCTGCAGTCTTTTGTACAACATGTAGACCTGCAGCACCATCATCAGTAACGGTAACATCCAAAAGCCCGATTGCCGCAGCAAGTTCCCCTGCTAGCGCGGGGCTCGTCGTTTGAGTGTGGCCATCTTCAGATGAGTCGACTGTTGCGTCATCCGTTCCGTTGATTTCAACATTACCAGGATTTAAGACCACGCGTGGGCTGACTGCCGATAAGACGGTCTCAGTTTGAGTTATTGTCAATGGATCACCACCATCGTGGGCGACGGTTAGGGACAGGCCGATACATTGATCTAAAGCGTCTGCTAACTTTGCGGCCGGAGTAGCAAGGGCGGTGAGTGTTGCATGGTCGAGGTCGACAGTAACATCTTGTCCAGCACCGGCTGTATAGTCAGCGCCGGCGCCACCATCTTCAACAAAAGATATAGTAGCTGTTTGACTCAAGGCCCCGGTGGCATCAACAGTTTGAATTTGTACAGAGTCTCCAGCATGCCATTCAGCCGCAGGATTATCAAATGTTATAATATCAGTTGCTGCTACCGAAGGTGCAGTACCAATCTGGCTAGCTACGCCAGCTGAAACGGATATTGCGCTCGTTCTATCAGTTGTTAAGTTAATCACATGGGTTGTTCCAGCATGATCCTCTATTGTAATTGATGTAGTTTCACCAACACCAGGTAGTGCGCCGACAGCGATAGTTGCCTCATCGATAGCCCAGTCCCAAGTAATAGAAGCATTACCAGCATCACCATCAGCAACATCGTTACCGTCGATCCCGGTTGTACCTTGGGTTACCGTCAAGACGCCCGCATCACTTGTGAAGACGAGGTCTGCAGTAACTCCGGAGCGTGCTGTCGCAGTAACAATCGCTGCTGCCAGAGCTGTCTCATCAAGTTCAAGGCCTCCGCCAATATTGGTCGAACCATCAGGAGCAACCACGGTAACACCCCCACTAATTAGCGCGCCGCCATCAGGCTCATCGTCATTATTACCAAACTCGGTAAGTGTTAGTGGAAGGGTTCCGTCACCAGGATCGGCACCGACCTCGATACCGATAGCTGGGACAGCAGTAACAGAATCTAATATACACGTTCTAAGCTCTGCAGCAATACCTGCCGGAGTACCAGACACAGTATTAACTTGGCCAGGAGTAGATGCATCAGCCATAGCAGAGGTTCCTACACCAGACTCAAACTTAGCCAGGAACTTGTCGCCGCCCTGGTCAGTTAACTCAATATATGTACCTTCAAGAGCAGCAACATCAGCAATCGTAAGAGTTGCTACCCCGCGGTTTCCAACAGAAACCATGGTATTACTAGCGTCTTCATAAGCAGCTAAATCATTTGCTCCTGCAACATTGCCGTGAGTCGTCCTATCATCAGGCCCTTCATGGAGCCATAAATAGTGATCAAGGCCTGCAGAGTCTGTTAATTTAACCCCTTCACCGGTGCCGGCAGCAAAATCAGCCACTGTTAATGGCGTTACAAATGTGAGTGTGGCCGTCGCGGCAACTCCACCTTCATCACCATAGGCTTCTCTCATCAAAGCGCCAAGGAAGTATGTTCGACCTGGGCACTGAGGTTGCTCAACACCTGCGCTCCAGACTACATCCCCGCCGTTAACGCCGGCATATGGGTTATTTCCAAGGATACCAGGTCCAGAGGGATCGTCCGTTGCTTGAGGAAGCGAACTACCAACTACGAAGCCGGCATTTGTAACCTCACCATCGGTACCTCTCTTCTTAGCATTACCAGCGCCTAAGACGCGGACGAAGGTACCAGCTCTGGCATTCTTCATCCACTCATTCATTGCTAGCGGGGCAAACTTCTTTCCATCGGTCCCCCCGAATTCTGCAACGAAATCTTGGTATGTAGCTACTGTGACCGGTACAAACGCCGGGCCCTTTTGAGAAGTACCAACGACTCCGGCCGGAATCCCCTGCGGCTTTACGGCAGTGGGTCCGCTGAGGTCTATTTCTCTAGTGCTTACTCCAGCACTCTTAAATGTAAGTTCAGCCATTGTATTTTGCTCCTACCTGTTCAAAAGCTTTTCTAATATAGGTATTCATTATTCGAACATTACCCCGCTCTTTGTGATGATAAAGTCGATTGCGATAAACTCGATTGCCCGAGTTGGTACCACAACGATTCTACCATTCAACCGATTATTGTCATAATCTTCAATCGTATTGTTCGTATCATCCATAACAACCTGGAATGACTCAACACCAGCTTGTGCCTGTACTAAAGCCAAAAGTGGCTGTACAGCGCCAATAAATCGAGCTCTTGTTTGTGGGGTGTTCGGTTCGAAAAGAATGTTATTAGCGACAGAAACAATTAGTCTCTTTACCTCTAAAAGCATTCGTCGAACATTAACTCTATCCAAAGCAGACTTCTTCATCTGCATTGTTTTTTGCCCGAAGATTACGAATCCAGCATTGGGGAAAACCGCAATTGGATTAATACGCGAGTCATAGAGGTTATCTCTATCACCAGCGGTCAATCTAGTTGTTACATTCGAAACCATGTCAAGCGCTCCGCGATTAAAACCAGCCGGTGCAAACCATGGATAAGCTACCTTATCGTTGTATGCCAGTGATGCCAGCGCTGCAATAGAGGCCGGGACGCGTACCTTAAGGTTATTCAGTGGATCGTCGATGTAAACATCGGGGAAGTATGTTGCGCTATAGTTATTATCGAGCGCTCTACTTTCGAAAGCCTCTGCTGTCTCCCTAACATCTGGCTTAAGAAGCGAGTGGGAAGGAGTACCAGCAAAAAGTCTTGTATTGTCCTCAGTAAAGTATGGAATATCCATCAAGTAAATTGCCTTGCTGTACGCCTTTGTGCGATCAGCAGCATGAGATGTAACATACGCATCGCGGATACCTGGGATACAAAGAATATTGGTGTTCACAGTCATCGCGTCTGTCATCATATTTACAGCCTTACGATAAGATGCAACGATATTATTCTCTCTACCAGCGCCGGAAGTGTTATTCGGCTCTACTGGATCAGTATCAGGCTCGGTCATATCTTTTGCATGTAAGAGACCATCATCGAGGAAATCGGAGCGCGCTTTTCCATCATCATCAGATGAGCTAGCACGATCGTTCATTCTAGAGATATCGTAATCAAGAGTATTTACTCCATCATGACCACCGTAGAAAATTGTGGTGAACTTACAATACTCGCTAAATCGATTGAACTTTATCTTGTTATTATGTACCAGCGTCGCTAGCGTCATTCTGGGTCTCACTGCTGGAGATGAATCTAAGAGAAGAGCATCTTCAATACAGTAAGTTGACGAATCAACGACACCATTTCGGATATACGCAGCCTCTAACATATGGGCACCAACAGAGCCGGTTATTTCTGCTTCAATAGCACCGGCATCACCCTGTAGATCTCTTAATGTACCATCTGCTTCGCTAATGGGATTCGAGAAAGCGACCCGGGCGAGGGTGAACTTATTATTATTAAGATCATCAGCACCGGAACCAGTTGTGACATTGTCCAGTTTAGCAATACCCTGGAACCTTGTGTATGCAGCTACCAGTGGGTTAGCCTTTGAGCTAACGTTGGCATTTAATGCAGCATTACTCATACTACCAGTCTCAGGAGTTCTTGTGGTCTTAACACCCCAGTAAAATCTGGAGTCTGCACGCTCATTATCGCCTGGGTGACCGATGAAACTATGATCGCCACCTCCATTACGAGTTGCGTCTAGATCAGCCTCTTCACCAGCATAAACAGAACCGCGGGAACACTTAAACCTAAAAGGTAGAGGTGGAACGATCGCAGATACTAGGCCTGTTTCCGTTTGATCATCTCCGCCAGCCAAGGCAGTATCGCCAGCAGCGTTATCCGGATCATGGCCAAATAGTCTCCAGCCTGTACCGGCTCCGTTACCAGCTTCCGCGACGGCGACTGCGGCGGCATCAGCATGGAGAAGGGCGGATGGGTTTGCATGAGCATCAGTCCCATCAGAAAGTAACTGATTCGTCTTAAGGGCAGGTACTCCGCGGAACCCGAAGGGTAACATATCCTTGGGAAGACATGCATCACCGCTATCAACGAGATCATTCATTAAGACTCGTACAACAGAAGATCTATTGGGGTACTTACCACTGATTACCATACGACGTTCTTCATCGTCCTCAGCATCAAAATCAAATAGGACCTTATAATCACCAATTTGGCGAGCTATGTATCGGTCACTCTGAGGGTCGAGGTTACATTCAGGATAACTCTCAAGTACTTCTTTTTGTAGGTCAGTATCGCTAAACTTACGAATCTGGACTTCAAATGTTCCATACTCATATGCCGGATCCGTTGAAGCACGGAGATTTGCAATCGATACTTTTAGTTTATCATTTGCCCATGCACCATCAGAGAGGGACTCAAATCGGAATAACTCATATTCAGTACCCCCGTACGGCTGCGATATGATCCAGGAAGTTGTTGGAGTTGTATATCTCGTGTCGAACCGTCCAAAAGACTGGAGGTACTCTCTCTGACCTGCAGCCTGGGTGTCACCATCACGGTCTGAGTAGTTCGCTTTATGGCCTCTAAGAAGTGCAACGGAGTGTGTTGTCTCATCAACAGAAGCCAACTCAGCCTCAACAGCATAGTCACACCAAAGAAGATGCTCATGCTCTTGGAACTTATCAGGATCTGTATTTAGAATTTTTCCGATATATGACACGTTCGACGGATCAAGGGATGCTGTCATAACTCGTAAGCCAGGCACTCCTTCATCTCGACCATAATCAACACCGGTTGAAGATGAGAGGATCAGTTTAAACGTTCCTCGGTCGGATGTGCTAGCATCATGTGCAACAATTGTTGCATAATCATTAGGCGCAGTAGACGCCCAGGCAACAGCCGACAAATCTTGATCACCATCTGCGATCAAAAGCCTAGTGCCGGATGATACCATAATGGAGGCGCGGACTAGGTTAACCATGTTATCATCGGCGCCGTCAGAATCCATACTATCATTGTCAGTAAAGACTGGGAACCCTTCGGATTCCATAACTTTCACCTCATGGCGGGCTACAATAAATTGCATACCGCCCTGTAGACGGGAGTCATTGGTATGGGTGGTAATAGCGGTGTCATCTGCATCGGTGAGGGCCCCGCCGACGTGTTCTGGTAACCGTGGAAGACCACTATATTCGTTATCGCTGCCGTCATTGCTAACGACGGAAAATCCAGCATTCTTCACGATACCGTGGGTGCTGGTGTTACTTATATCGGTAAGCGATTCATTTGCACCCGCCCCCAATACTCTCATATATGTGACCGCTTTTCGGTGCTTCAAAAATTCTCGAACTGCATACGGGCCAAACCTGTGAGGGTCGAGGCTACCGAATGTCGTCTCAAAGTCCGCAAACGAACCAACTGTCACTGGTACGAAGGCCGGTCCCTTTACTGCGGTACCGATAATACCCCCAGGGGTGCCAGTAGGCGATTGCTTACGTGCTGATAGATCAATTTCCTGTTCAAAAAATCCAGGCGATCGGAATGTCTGTTCTGCCATTAGAAGATTCTCCTTGGACTCATGTCGCTCTTTACTAAGTATTGGGTATAATACCAAACTTCTTGTTTACTATGCTCTCTAAACATTATATTTCCCCCAAATCTGAGGATAGGCCTTCACGATAGACGGTTTCTCCCTTTCTTTGGTTTCTCGTTTTAACTCTAACAATCTTGGTCACTTTCTCTCCAGTAAATGGATCATAACTAATCCGTAGGGTTTGCTGTACAGCATCGCTAGCTGTATATCCCCCAAGCGAGGCCTGAATCTTTTCTGGCGACTTCGCTCCTACGGATGATTTATATGACGCAGCTCGATTATCGGCTGCAGCAATACTAGCGCCACGCTCATCAACTCCCGCTTGCCGAAGGGTTGATGCCGGCCCAGATGTCCCGATTCCCTGTCCGGGCAATGGAGAATCCTTCACGGCAAAATCATGTAATATATATGCATTTACGTTGCTAGACTGTATCCCTGCTGGGACTGGATTAACTGGAACACCCCCAGGGCTATTGGACGCAAAGGCAGTTTCTGGTGCAGAGACATATTTTCGGAGCGCATTAGATGATCCAGGATAATCAGGCATTATAAGATAACCAGGTACGCTGACATTAAAGCTATACTTTACTAGTCTCTCATCATCACTAAAATCTTCATAGTTACTAGCCGGGGAAACTGATGCATCGAAATATGCAACAAACCAATATCCCTTGTCAGACTCGATTCGGTAACTACGGGCCCGTGAATCATGATAAGTTGTCATTACTGCAGACAATAAATCATTCATTTGCTGTGTATACTGCGCCCAAAATGTAACCTCATACTCTACTTGGAAAAACTTTGCAGGGGGCATCGTTATAATCTCGAACATATTTGCACCGTCGAGATGAGCCTTTACCCATTTTCCAGATCTAGTATCTTCATTAGGACTAACGTCAATTCTTCTAGAGGCTATCTCACCGGGCTCAGTCCCAGCACCATCGTCCGAACCTATTTTATGCTTTGTATGATCAGCACTCGCTTGATTCTTAAGGCCCCGCTTATTAAGCAATCTTTGATACCGAGGATCATCTTTACTAAGCTTTTTCTTAATAACACTCGGTCCACCCTGACCTGGACCCATTCCGCGCTCTGGACTTTGATTTATCTCTGTACGCATGATCGAAACCAGTGGCAATATTAAGGCTCCCGCCTTATCTCGCAGTGGTTGTCTTCGGCGGAGGATGGCGAACCTTTCCCCAGTTGCAAAGATGACAGGTGCCCTTTTAGAGGCCCCCTCAAATATATGAAATAAGGGGATATCGTTGTTGAAAAGGTTAAATAGCGCTCGGTCAACATCTTCCAATGTACACGGCGGAAGATACTCATCTGTCGCGACATTTTGGCCTTCATACCCGGTCGGCTTTGAAACACCATCTAACGTTGTTTTATCTAGTCTAGTTCCCATAATACCTCCTACTCATCACCGTAAAATGATGAATCAGTGGTACCTATGTTGGCCTTTGTAGATACCTCATGGGGACCTGAAATAGGCGCTTCCAGCTTACCATCTTCCTGTAATTGGCGTACATCGCCTGTTTTGCCTTCGCTATTTTCTTCAACGCCTCGCTGTTGTACAAATGTATCTTGCACGGCGTCGGCATCGGTATTTTCTTCCGATGTAGGACCGATAGGCTTAAAGTTAATTTGTGCTTTCCGGGCCTGCTTACCGGTTATTTTATAACCAGTTTGATGCTCAACCTGGCCGTAGACGTTTTTATCAACAATAGCAGAGATTATCTCAAAGAATAATTGTCCATAGCTAAAGTAATCTCCGGTCTGGACCTTTATGTCCTTATTTAGTAAGTCACGCGCATGAAGAAATACATCAATCGTAGCAGTCTCTTCCGCACCAAACCGAGTGGTCTTGAAAGACCCGGGTTGCCACTCAACTAGAGCGTCAATCTCGATTGGAGGGTCGAATACCTTCTCCATTGCTTCTTCATATACTGCGTGCACTTTTGTTAGATCCTCTCTAATTCTGTAATAAAATATTTTCTGTCCAATAACATCCTTCGTGATTTCCTTCGTTAAATCTGAGATATAATCGATCTCACGTGGTGTTACAAAAAGCCTGGCCATAATTCATCTCCTACCCGACAATAATTGCTTTGCCTCCGGGAGGTGGCATATGACTTAAAATTTTGCGCATATTCTCTACAGTTCCAGCTTCATCCTCGATCATTTTACTATATGTTAACTCAGTTAGAGTCTCACGTAGCTTCGTTGATAGATTCTCTTTCTCTTCACGGCCCTGCGTCACTAAGTCCGCACCGTTGAGCTGTAGTTCACCTCCCGGAATTGGGACAGAACCAAACTTTGATCTTATTAAACCTAATAATTCTTTACTTAGCGCTAACGTCATCTGGCGCATCCACTGTCGGCCCATGGAGTTGATTTTTCCAAACTCAAGATTACCGTATGGGATATTAGACAGATTGCTTACGCCATAAATTGTATCATCTTGATACGACGCGTTGAACGGATCGGGACTATACGCAACTCTTATCCATAGCTTCTTAGGATCATCGGCCGTAGGCTTCGGAAAAATTCGAATCTTAGTGCCTGATGTCCTATAAGAATAATTCGAACGGCGGACTCTATTGGAAATATCCATCTGGCCTGCGCGCAGGATGTCTTCGAAGACCGGTAATACATAGAAAACCGTCTCCGGTGTAAATGACTCGAATGAAAACTCATTATTCAAATAATTGATTGCCGAGGAAGTATCAAAGAAACGATACGCCGCAGAGGGGGAGAAGTGCATGATCTCCATGATCTTCATCTTCGTCTTAAAGCTCCCCTGGAGGTCGAATATCTTATTATCATCCTCATCGACCAGATCATTATAGATATCGTAGTCCTGTTGATCCTTAACTAGCTGGATTGACCCAGACACAGAGTCGTATGATCCACCCATTCCCACATCGTGAGCATAAGGTGAGGCACGATGGAGCATGAACTCAAGGTTCTCCAGAGGATACGTTTGCTCTTTGCCTGACGGACCCGTGTATAACGTCCTGTCTCTTGCATCGCCAGGTTGACCTTGCACAACTTGAGTAAAAGTGTCTACACTACCGGTGGGGATGCCAAGTAAATTCATTAACTGTGATTGCGCTTGGAACTCGTTTATGATGCTACCATACTCAAGGAACGATTCTTCAAAACAAGCCCAAACTTGCTTCTTTGTTAGTTCAACACTGAGGATATCATCACCGAGCTTTCTCTTAACAAAGGTCACCATTGCATCAGCCTCTTGCTGATATGCAACGTCTGCATCAAAAAATCCAAATGGAGTTGGATTAAGTGTCTGTGCAAATGTGGCCATTGTTACTCCTATTAGGTGCGCCGCTCACTATCTAATTATTCAGCGACACTGCCGATATTCCAGAGCAGCAGTTATAACAGCTTGAGAGATGACGGGACCTGTGCGGCGTTTACACACCCGCTCTCAGAAAAAAAATGAAAAAAAATGAAAAAGGCGGGCATTGCTGCCCGCCTTATAAGTTGTGGACCCTAATTGTTATTAGGCAACAACAACACCGGCACCCGGTGCCTTGCCGAATACCATCCAACCGTTACCATCCCATACAAGGGCTAATAACATTGTTCGGTCAGCACTGTATGCAAAGGTAGCTGTCACGCTAGCAAGGCCGTCGTCAGATGCCGATACATAACCAGTGTATGTGACCGTCTGGTTCTGCCCTTCGGTATCACTGCGTGTAATGACCTTTACTGCACCGACGTGAGAACCGGCACCTAAAGTATATGCGGTAGCTGCCTCCATCTCACCTAACTGAGTACAGTCAAGAATTGATACACCATGAGTCTCTAATGCAAATGACTCTGAGTCGCCAGCACCGGCAAAACTCTGTGTTACGGCACCTGTCATATTACCATTATCAGCAGTACCTGCTGCCTCATATGGCGTTGAGCCCTCGATTGCAAATGAACCGTCAGCATGAGCAGTCGCGTCGAGATCAGCACCATCATTAACCGTAAGGCCGATATCGGCAGCCTCAAGAGCCACCTCTAGTGCAGCTGCCACAGCAGCGACTGCTGTTGCATCAACAACCTCAACCATAACATACTCAATTGTATCCTCCACAGTTGGTCGTGTGGCGGGATCGGCATTATCAGAGGAGGTGAACCAAATGGTTACTTTCCCATTCGCGTTATAAACACTAAAGTATGTGCCATTCATATCGCTACCAGAGCCATCACTCCCATCCTGGGCACCATCAAGGACGGCAACTTGGACGACTTGTACTCCTAACGTTTTAATGGAAGGCTGGATCGCAACGCCCGTAACCTCGAATCCGCTTCCAGAATCCTGATATAATCCTTTTGCGGCTGTATAATTTACTTTTGGCATGATTCGCTCCTTATGCTACTGATACGCCGGCACCCATTTTAACGATAACCCAACCATTCCCGTCCCAACAGAGAACGAGAGTTCGAGAATCCGTATCAGTGTCGCCACCAAATGTGAATGTTCGAGCTGCGAGTGTAGTATCATTAGCAAGAAAGCCTGTACAGGTTAAAGTGTTGTCAGTATTTTCGGTATCATCGCGTGTAATGACTTTGAATGCACCAACGTGGGCGCCTGATGCAAGGGTGAATGCGGTAGCTGCCTCAAGGGAAGCTAACGATGAAAGATCAAGGACTGAAACACCATGGGGCTCCAGCGCAAATGTTCTCTCATCACCGGCACCTGCTGCGGTCTGTGTTACGGTACCATCCATATTACCATTATCAGCAGTACCTGCTGCCTCATATGGTGTGGCACCCTCAATTATGAAAGAACCATCACCGGCACCATCGTTAACCTCAAGGGCCGAGCATGCTGCTTCAATGGCCACCTCGGCCGCGGCTGCATTAGCAGCGATAACATCAGCGTCCGCGACGGTAACCTGGACATATATGTCAGTACCCTCGACCGATGGTACGGTAGCAGGTGAGGTATTGTCTGAGGACGTGAACCAGACAGTGACCTTATTTGTATGATCATAAACACTAAAATACAATCCGTTTACGTCTGCACCTGTTCCATTACCGAGCTCACCACCATTGGTGGTGCCGTCTAATGCTGCGACTGTTACAATTTGGCGTCCGAGTGACTTAACGGAGGGCTGGATTGCGACGCCGGCAACCGAAAACCCACTTCCAGAATCCTGGTACAACCCCTTTGCGGCTGTGTAATTTACTTTTGGCATAATTTTTCTCCTTCTAATCTAGAGTTATAGCCCATATGCTTCCGGTGCGATGTATGGGTTCCATCATTATGCTCGCTCCGGAACTATCATATACATATGGAACCAGAACGCAAACTGATCCATGTATATTGTACCACATACACATGAGATTTGCACGAGACAAAAAAAAGGGGGCAGTCCGAAGACTGCCCCCAAGGTTTTAACCCGTTCTAAGATTAGATGACGTTCATATCCAGTACGGTAACAGTACCGTAGAAGTCGGAACGAACCATCTTCTTACCGTAGCGAGTCATGACACCCTTACGTGGGGTGAAGTCCTCAGGCTGGAAGATAGTAGGGGTAACAATGAGGGGCACGTACGGAGCGTAAACGTAACCGGTCTCAAGGTAGCTACCACCCTTGTATCCAACAAGGATTCTATTACGCGGGAAGTATGGGTCCTTGTAAACCGTAAAACGATTACTAAGGGTACCAGCCTTATCCGCGCCGATTGTCATCGGAGCACCAACCTGACCCTCGCCATCAAGGCTATAGGAAGGTCGATACATGACTGAAGACTCAAGGATTGTTGCAACATCAGGTCCAACGACGATGAAGTTAGCGCTACCCCGAAGAGTCTTACGGTGAATTGTATTAGCAGCATCGATAATGGTCTCGATCAAAGTCTCGTACCATTCCCGAACTGTTCCAGTGAAGGCAGGCCCGCCAGCAAGGGACGAAGAAGCAGTTGCCTCAGCGCCAGTTTCCTTGTTGAGGAACTTACCAGGTGCACGGGACCAGTAAAGGTTCGCGCCATTTGCCTGTGTGAGGAGATCATTAAGAATCTCTCGGTCAATCTCTAGAGCGACCTGCTCGGACAGGATCTGGGTAAGCTCTACCTCAGCGTCGAGGCTGTGATAGGCATTCAGGTCCTGTGCAAGCTCTGGGGACCACTTGGCCTTGAGCTTACGAGACTGTGCAGTAACTGCGACCGATTCAATCTTGATATCAATCTCTGGCATTGCAGCAGCACCTGCGGTTGTTGTACCAAGGAGGTCACCCTCAAAGGAAGGAACCACAAGAGTCGAACCATCATCATCCGTATCAAGGACTGAAGCCGCTGGGCCTTGTAGATCAATACTGGCCAGTGAGCTAGTATCAATAGCAACCCCTGTGCCGGACTTTCTTACAATTACCTTAAGCACTGCGTCTGTGTCCGTAGCGGCAATTAATGGATTCGCAGTAAAGGTACTACCATCCCATGTACCTAGCTCATTTAGACGCAGTACGTTCACAGCGTTAGAATTACCTTGTACTTCCTCCAATAAACCACTTGCGTGCATGCCACCACGATTGCCATCAGTATCACCCTCGATAAGAGCCAACTGATTGACAAGGGAAAGGTCCATATTGGTGAAGATGTCGGCTGTGCCGGCCCCGTCGCGAAGATCGATGAACATTGCACTGTAGTAAGAAGTACCTTCATCGATATGCTTGGAAATCTGCGGATCGAACATAATCAGTCGACCATCAGCGCCAGTATTGGCAAGATCATTCGTATCAGTGAATGTGCCACCTGCGAAGGCGCCACATGCATCATCTACGCCAGCAAGAGTACCAGCTGCGGCCGCACGGGTTGCATTATGGTCTAACACCTCACCCTCGTGGGTGTTTGTACGACGGGAGTAAGCAGTACCACCGAGGTCGTACATACCACCAACACCAAGGGAGCCAGAGCGAATGCCCTTACCACCTGGGCTGCTGTAAATGGACTCGCCCTCGTTCTGCCCACCGGCACCATCACTACCATATGTGTAATCCAGATAGAAAAGCAGTCCAGAAGGAAGGCTCATTGGCTGGATGCTAACAAGATCGTTAGCGATTAGTCCACCAAATACTCGGCGAACGATTGGGAAAGCCACATTCGAGAAGCCTCGAATATCGCCTGTTCCACTAGGATAACCTGTGCTACCACCGAGAGTATTCATCTCGCGGAGGAGCTGGCTAGCCTGATTCTCTAGCATACATGCCATGTTCTCGCGATTTACACCTCCGAGACCACGTAGAAGCCCTGTTCGGCTCCACTTCTCAACCAAGCGTCGGTTTTGAGTGCCGAGATGGCGAGCACGAATGCCCTCCGTCAGCTGATTGAGAGAAAAACTTGAATTTGACATTTTTATCTCCTTATTGATTAATATCGTTAGTCAAAATAGTTAACGCAAGTTCCAATTACTTGATACCTGCAAGAACTGCCCAACGATCTACCTCAACGCCACTCTTGACCCCTGCGGATCGGGTTGATTTGGAAGACGAGCCTCGTGTAATTACACGCCCTTCTCTAAGGGAACGCTTGGCGCCCTTATTGAGGGAAGCAGTTAAGCTCTGATATAACAACTTTGCTTCTCTAAGCGTCTTGGCCTTATCAAGGGCCTCAACGATGGCACGCTGTTGCTTTGGCGTGACATTTCTGTTCTGCATAAGCTTGTTTGCATATAGCAACTTAGCATTAAACAGGTTCATCTCAGTTAGTTGAGTGCGGAGAGAACCAACCGCCTTCTTGTATTCAACCAACTGTCGGCCGAGAGCTCGTGTCTTGCGGCTCTCATTTACCTTATTAGTATTTCTGCGTGTGCGGGCTACACGGGCTGCGCGACGACGTCGCTCTGCAATCCGACGTGCACGACGACGACGACTTTCTGGCATCGCATCTCCACCCTTCGGCTGTGGGCCGACATCGGGGAGTGGTGCATCACCAAGCTCATCCTCAAGCGCATTCAAGAGATCATCTTCAGTAAAGTCGACAAATGGCTCTTCGCCAGCATCGCCTCCACCGAATGAGGAATCACCCGAGCCATCGACTGGGTCATTCTCTTGGAGGCGTCGCATTCTGCGGAGTTCCCGACGTAGCATGTTCTCATCAATTTCAACAACTTCGTCTTCTTCCGAGCTGTCGACAACGATTACATCGCTTTCGCCATAGCCTTCAAGCTCCATCTCGCCACCGAGATCTTCTTCTTCACCACCTTCTTCAGCGCCGGCATCTTCTTCGCCTTCGCCTTCTTCGGTTTCAATTTCAAACTCGATTGCAAGGTCACCGAGAAGGTCTTCGACCTCTGTAGCTTCATCCTCGTCAGCGGGTTCGAGCGTTAAAACAGCATCGAGCTCATCAAGCTCTTGCTTCTCATCTTCTTTTTGCTCTTCATCGCCCTCGAATAAAGTTCTGAAGAGACCTCTTCTCTGATTATAAGCCATTAGCTTTATCTCCTTAAATATCAGTCGTGTGCGTCTTCGGAGCCCATCATTACCAGACTCTCCTTCACTAAGTATTGCGTCATTGTATAAACTGAATGCCTCACGGTATAATTTCATGTATTTATTACGCACCAGCGCTCGCTGTGAGGTGGTCAACTTAGATTCATCCAGTCTGCCTAAGACCCTCTTAAACTTCCTGAACTTGCTTTCTAAACGCTTTACTCTATTCCGCTTCGTCGAGGACTTTCTCTCATTCTTAAGAAGCCGGGTTAGGGCCTCCGCCATTTCCTGACTTAATAAGAGGTCGTCTTCTCCTTCCGCAGATTCACCTTCACCAACGTGCACGTCGACTGCACCTGTGTCTACCACAACGCTTCCGTCAGCTCCAATTTCCACATCTACATCCGCACCGGCAGGCACGTTAATAGAAGGGCCGGTTGAGCCGTCCATCGGAAGCTCACCGGCCAGATCTGGTTCTGCCGCGGCTGGAGGGGCTGCATCAAAGGCAGCAGGCTCAACAGCCATGGCATCTAAATCGATTGTCATAGGTGCACCATCCGCAGCAGGCGGGGCCTCGGAGGGCTCACCCTCGGGCTCTAGTGCAGCCAGTTCATCATCAACTGGCAATTCATCCTCTTCCCCTAAAAGTTCTCGCTCAATAAGATTGCGGATTCGGGGGGTGACCGCATCAATAATCTTGTTTTTTGCATTTTGCTCAGCCATCTCTCTAAGTTGCCTGGCTTCTGCAATTGCTTCTTGATATAGATTTGTTGACATACTATAACTCACCTTGAAATGCTACTTCATAAATATTACGTCACGGGCAAAAGTTACATACCGGTGACCATTAAATCGTATCATCTTTTTTGATTTCTTAAATTCTTTAACATCCTGGACCGCCCCTCTCGCTTCTTGCGACGACGTTTCTGGGCCTTTGTCTCGAAAACTAATGATTGCTTGTACTCCCTAACAATATTCTCCTTTTTACAAAGTTTGTTAAACTTTCTTATCAATTGTTCGGTTGTACGAACCCTTCCGCCAAGCTCTACGCTGACGTTTGTCGGTTTTCTACCCATCAAGTTAGTCCTGTTGCAAGCTCCTGTTCTTGATATATAGCTGCTATCAGCTTTCTTAGATCAATTACATTCTTTGCATCTTCTTCTTCTTGAGACAACATGTCTTCAAGACGATATATTGGATCCTCAGCAACACCCGTATCCACAATCGGTGGTGCACCAGCCCATCCGGCAGTATCACCGGTATGGACTTGGCCGGAAGACCTCGACGGCATCGCTGCATTGGTCTGCGCTGGGCCGGAAGTTCCTCCTAATACTCCATCCATATTTTTGTATAAATCAGGCTTCGGTACCAGGTTATTTCTCATTACTGCATCCGTAAGCTTATCGTTACCAGCAACAAAGTAATGAGGATCATTCTTCTTATCACTCATAAAGTCAGTTATATGATATCCCATATTAACTTTTTGGACAAACGCGTCGATGTCATCAACGTTAATAACGTCTTCTTCGGCCTCATGCTCATCCGGAGTGATATATGGAAATTCATTATGTGCTGTTTTCGGCACATGATAAGATGGATCTAGCTGCCCATACCCTAGGCCCTTTCTATCATCATAGAATGGTCGGTTGTTTCCTGCGTTGCCTCGATCCACGAACTGCCTCTTACTTAGACTTATTATAAGCGCCTACAGATGTAGGAGTACTTTTTCCTAGAATATAATTCTTAAGTTTGTGGCCTGATTGTTTCTTGGATGATGTAGCAGGATCTAGATCGGTCCCTTCCCCAATAAAGGGTGGGCGAGAGGTCTTATTTTTTTCCATATCATCAGGCGGATCTGGCTGATCGCTTGCATCCATGCTACCCACACCTGGGCTGGCTGGGTTTGGCATATGAGGTCCACCAGGCAATCCGCCACCCCCAGACTCTACATCTGCAATTTTAGGGGGCTTCTCACCGTCGGCACCTTTATTATAGTCACGATTGAACTTTGAAAAACAAAAGCCGTCCAGGACTTGACCGTCCATGGCCAGCTTTTGATATTGCGCTTGGACATTTTCCCTGGTCAACGTTCCGTCATGGATTGGTGAGCCAGGGAAAGATGCCTTAAGCGATTCCGTATTAGACCTAGATAACTCCTTCACACCTCCGAGCGCGCCTGTTCCACCTTCTGGGATATCGACAGTACTCTGATTGTGTGATGGCATTCTCTAAATTCCTATTAGGACGGCGATGATTTGCCAAGACCATAGTCACCAAGTGTTTGGCTCGATAGAGCTTCAGATGATTTCTTTGGACTTAACTGCGAACCTACGCCTGATCCCCATGTATCGCCGGCTTTTGAACCGTAATTGTCTGGTGGATCGGCCTGGTCGGCTGCATTTTGACTTCCGTCGCCGGGAGATACTGGGTTTGGTACCCAGGCGCTAGCCGGAAGACCTCCGCCTCCGGTCTCAACGTCCCCATAATCAGGGGCATCAACGTAATCACGATTTAGAACACCAAATGTATGTCCTTGATCATTAACCTCCCCGTCTAGGGCGAGCTCTTGATACTGTCCGGAAACTCCATGCGCGGTTAAGTCAGACGTATGAATAGGAGACTTATTAAATATAGCGCTTAAAGCGGACGAATCGGCCTTTCCCTTATCGCGGGTTGTTACAACGGCTTCAACTGTTACTTGCTTATGTGATGGCATGTGTAACTCCTTATGAAACTATCGGCGTGCTTTTCTTACAATGCGTCGCTTTAGTTTTCTTTTTGCTTCATTTACTCTACGCAACTTTTTCTTTAACTTTGTTTCCTCAATCTTAAGCGCGGCTACAAAATCGATATCCTTAGAAATCGAATCTGCCTCCTCACCTGCCTCAGTTTCCTCAGCGTCAACCTTGGCGACATCTTCAATAGCTGCCTCAATTGGATCAGACTCTCTCAACATCCGAGCCTTTTCTTCTAATACCAACCGCCGTAGCATGTTGGGTGTAAGTCTCTTAATTCGTCTTGACATGTTTTTTCTCCTATTCACAATAAAAGCGAATCCTTTATACATATTTCGTTGGTGCGGAATTATACCAATACTTACTCAGTTCCTGGAGCTTTTTCCGCAAAAGCTAAAGAAGCCCACCGATTAGCAGCATCTCCAAAAACCTCATCCGGATCGCTACCAGCCATTTGTCGGGTTGCACTATCACCTCCAGAGATCATTGGGCCACCCTTTTCTGCACCTAATTGTTCTTGCAATGTTGTTCGTGCAGTATCGGCAAAGATATCTGCCATTACAGGGTTATCAGTTAACCCTTGAACGGACTCATTAATTGCAGTATCAAAATTCTCATTTCTTGCCGGCTCAACACTCCGCTTTCGTGTGCGTCGTGGGGAACTAGCTTGTGTCGTCTCAGCTAATAGACCCTCTGAAAGGATTTCCATTAGGCATTCTTTTACTAGACCCTTAAGTTGATTTCTATTTAATTTAGCCATTTCGAAATCCTTAGCTTAATGAAGTGCCGGCAGTCCCATCAGAAATTCCAACAATTCCTCTATAATCACAATTATATTGATTATCTATATTTGTTAATTCAGCAAAAAGACTCACGGGGCTGGCACCAACGCCTGTTACATATACTCGTTTGCACTTTACGTCAATTTTTACTGACTCGCCGTCTGGTATAATCCAGTATGTACCGTTCTCTTTTACAGCAGATGTTGGACGATTATCAGTAACACCAGTAAAGTATGCATTTAACTCAGCATCTGTGACTTTGTCTCCTCTTGATATAACATCTACGGCAACACCGGTAGCATCAATATCGGCGCCGGCGCCATCAGAGCCAAGTTCACTTGGCACCCTTAGAGAACAAAAATACACTTGTACATTATTGCCAGAATCATTCTTTAATTGAATACTTTTTGCTAAAAATGGAAACTCTATAACAGCATCATCATCATCAATAATATTACTGTCTGCAAAATACTCAGATGTTGCATCACCATCATTACCGGGATCTGGTAGTGTAAACGTCTTAACCCAGGGCCGGCCGGAGGCTTGGTATTCTCCAACCGAACTAAGGCCTGGCTTAGCCCAGCCTAAGTTTCCTGCATTCGTTGTTCTATCTTTATCAAAATAAGACATTAACCTGAGATTCCTTCAATGTCATCAACATCTAGATTATACTCAGCAGCAATATTTGTAATCTCTGCAAAGACCTGAACATCTGCGCCGGCGCCGTTATCACCGTTTATATAGATTGAATGACACTTTACGTTAGCATCAAGCTCATCGTTTTGTGATAATCTCCAATAATTTCCATTTGCTAGTACCGCAGAATCGCCGGCACTATCTGCATCTTCAACATTCAGACTACAAAAAGAAACAATTACGTCTTGAACACCCTTATTAACTACCTTTATTCTCTTTGAAAGAAATGGGAAGCTTACCTTATTAGCGGCATCATCAAAGACTGTGACAGTGCCACCGGTGATATTACCTGCATCAGCTGGAGCAATTCCACACTTTACAAAGGGTCGGCCTGAGGCTTGAAACTCGCCAACAGCATTAATACCGGGCTTGGCCCAGCCTAAATTTCCTGCTGTGACTGTTCTATCTTTATCAAAATAAGACACCTTTATTCCTCCCAGTCAAGAATATCGTTAAAAAGACGATCAATCCGGTCAGACTTCTTAAAGTGCTTACGTAAGTCCCTAGAGGAAATCTCCTTTCCTTCAGCCATCATAAAAGCCCCTGGCGTCGAGGGCTCTGAAACGAAATCCCAACATATTAACTGAAAGTCATCTTGTACCACCTGATTATCACCATCATCGCGGGTCGACCCGACTCCACGAGATGATATCCCTAAGGTCACACCGGACTCAACAAGGGACTGGAGTATCTTTCCGCATGGGGTATCCAATAATTCCACATTGCCATAACACACGCCACCATCCATGTAGGCTTCCCTAACAATATGTGAAACGTTCTTAAGCTCAACGACAGAAGAGTCGGGGTGATCACACTCACCTAATGCTCGATTCTCTCGAATAAACTTTTGATAATTTCGAACTTCTCTTTCCAGAATTGGTAACGGATATATTCGGCCATTCTGGTTTAAGGTATCTGCTTTTTGCAGAATCCCATTCATAATAATCTTTCCATTATTCTTTTCTCTGGACTCTTTGATCATATCTTTCGTATACTCAAATGGAGTCCAGCTTGTAAGCAACTTACTCATCATCACCCTCCAAAAGCTCTGATTTTAACTGAGAGACTACCAGGAATCTAGAAATAGCTTCATCATCCACCGTCGTATGATCCAACTCTAGAATAACTTCTTTTACCCTATTCATCTTTTCATTCAAAACCTGATTGTCACAATCGTCTGAATACACACAAAGTTCTGCGTACAGGCTATTTTTCAGTTCTCCGAGATAAGACTTAAATTGATTTGTCTTTCCGCTGGATTTGCTAAACACATATTCCTTTATTAGCTCTTGTTGGTTGGTGTTGAGTGTATTACCGTATTTACTATTAAATTTCTCTCGCATTATCTTAACAGACAGGTTACTAACTCCATCGTCCTTTAAGGTACCCAGGGTATCATCGGCCTTCTCTTTCATTAGCCATCCGCAGACCTTATTCTCATAACTTGCTATCCGCGTGAGATCCGCATCTGTGCCGCGGCGCCAGTCATTTAATAACGTCTGGATTGTTGCATATGACCTATACTCATCAATTCGTTGATTATAAAAAGATGCGTCATCAAAGGTATGGTTGATCTCCTTTATGAGTTGGGCCTTTTCTTTTCTAAGTTGTGTGCTGTCAGAATCGACGGCGGCCTTATGCGCTTCATTTAAGATTCTAGTAGCTAAAGCATCAGTACTGACGGTTGTTTTTACCAGCGCATTAAAAAGACGAAACTCTTTATAGAGCTGAGAACCTTTTGCGAAATTATTTCTTAGTATTGTCAGTGCATTATTGTATTTTTCTTGATCGTTATCAATAAGAGATTGAGCCATCGTACGTAACAATTGCTCATAAATAATCCCGACGTTTCTTTTCTTATTATGAGATTTACTCATTATCTTCGGTATCCTCTTCATCACCAAGCATGATCTCTATGTCTAAATCGTCATCAAGACCATCATCACTCTCAGAAATTAATCTTTTCCTTGGAATATTTATGGCGTTGGCCAGCTTACCTAAGGTAGATTCTACTTCACGAGTCATCTTTGCATGTTGAACAATCTTATCATCTAAATATTGTCCGAGGCTTGGGCTACGTAGTACTGTATTCTCCTTGAATGGATCTTTAAAGAAGTTGTCATCAAAAGGCTTATTAAGCGAATCTTGATTCCGGCCTGCGCGGCCGACTGATGTCATCTTAACAAAATCCGGCATATGAGTTGATCCAGGACCAGCGTGAGTTTTTCGCTGTTTTCTTACGGGCTCATTAAAGATATTACGGATTTGCTTTTGGGCTTTAGCAGGAGCATCATCATCATTGATTGACAAGATTTGAACGTCATCGTCTTCTTCATCGTCTTCTTCATCGTCTTCTTCCCCTGGTCGAAGTGATGTTAAAAGTTTCTCATCATCTTCTGCCTTCATATCCCCGGCAAATAATCCGCCACCTTCATCGCCGCCGGCATCATCACCGCCCATATCGCCACCGGCATCACCACCGGCATCGCCACCACCTTCAGCAGTCGCACCTTCGACTTCCATATCCTTAATTTTATCAGCGAGGCGACCCTCTTCAATTCTTGTAATTTGTTCATCCGTCAAGCCAAGAACCTGTTTTCGGATATATTCTTTGTCAACCATACCCTCAGGCGCAGTTCCAGCAATTTCGAAACGTGCTCTAATTAATTCCAGCTTTTGCTGCTGTGCAACCGACGACGGATTTGACAACATAAGCTCAAAATCTAACAACGCCTCACCATCGTAACCGTGGGAGTATAGATGGATCATGGCTAATTTATTAAGCTCTGCTAAGACTGTTTTTTGAATCCTTTGGATCGTACGGGAAAAACGGATATCCTCTTGAGCCAAAGTTGCCTTTGATCCAATCTCTTCATCATATCCTAGATATGCTCGAGGAATTTTAAGGGCGGCAAAAAGCTTTTTCTGAATGTATTCAACGTCTTCGATGGCAGAGGTATTTGATCCACCTGCCAGCGTCTCAATGCTAGTACCAGAATCAGCACCCCGGACCGGAAGAAAGTAATCTTCATCAACAGAAAGTGGATTATATCTAAGATCAACCTGGCCAGTAGTCTTATCAACTACAGCGTTTCTTTTAAGCGATGACTGGGCCTGCTCAAGGTACTCTGCAACATTTTCTGGTGGGACGTTTCCAACATCAATCTTAAAAACGCGGCGTTCCGGAGCACGAATGATGCGATAAACTAACATTGCATCTTCGATAAGAATAAGCTGGCGCCAGATTCTCCTTGCCGGCTCTAGAACAGATGAACCATATGGCAAAAATGCATCATTACCCAATAACCTAAAATGTGACACCTGCCAATTCTCTAAGATCTGGTTACCTTGTGTAACCCATCTAAATCGTACCGCGGATGGATCTTCTGGATCAAACCCTTCCTCTCTCTCTATTTCAGAGATAGGAATTGGGAACATGTTGATTACACCAAACTCAGGTGAAACATCATTGAATAAGAAAAAGTCGCCGTACTTGCAGAGGTTCCTAATCCACATAACAAGGTTAAACTCAACATTTAGAGTATCATAAAACAATGTCTCCAAAAGCTCTCTAATCTTTCGGTTTTCTGAGTATATGTGGAGTACTATTCCTCCCTCATCAGGAGAAGACGTCTCCTCTGAATATATGTCCAAGGCCGCAGATATTTCGGGCGTCGCCTCCATCTCAGAGAAATCACTATAGCGTGACATCCGGTCGAACGAGCCATATGAGCTTAAAGTGTTGTTATATATGTCGTTATACGCACGGGTGAATGTCTCAACAGCAGAAGACGCAGACTTAGCTACATCAACTCCCTTAATGCGTCTTTTAACCTGCGGACCTGACCTAAAAAGTGTAGTCAGGCGCTGGAATAAATTCTGATTTTTCGCTTTAGGAGCCATTGATACCTCTTTTCACTATAGAATATACAGTAATACTACTCAAAATAAATTGCCTAATCTAGTAACCATGATAAATCCAGGTTCGGATCATCTTCATCAGCCTGCGTTGGTTCGGCCGCATTTAGAAGTCGCGGTTTATACGGGTTATGCGCAAATACATTAGCATCTGGTACTACAGAATCCTTCGCAGTATTTCTATTTACTCCAAATGCCTTTAACATTGCAGCATTTAAGTCTACGGTTTGCCTATTGTGCCCGGGGGACGTATCATACAACCACACGCCAATTGCCAAGGCTAAAACTAGATCATCATTTTGCCCCTTTTGGGCTTGAGCCTTACTTCCCTTCCAGATAAACGTTTTAAGCTCGTTATATAGCCGGTCAGAGTATAATGTTATATGATCATTCCTTAAGACTTCTTCTAATTTTGTTAGAATTTGCGCACGGGATTGCCCTGATGTCGTAAATCCTGCCTTATGAATATGACTCTCACCAGAATACATTGCAGCGTACTTATCCTTTTCTTTCTTATAGTAAAGATTAGGGTACTTAAGTTCAAGTAGCTTCATCACTACGGCATATCCGTATGTATTATTCTCTGGACACAATAGCGCTTTTCCATATCTCATACCGGCCTCATTGAGTAATATTGCAAATTGATCAGGGGGTATTTTTCCCTTATACTCTGCAACAATCTCTGATTCGTTTGTGTCAATAACATGGAACGCGCTATAGTCACCGGCATCTCCACGGGCAACATCAGCAGATATAATATACTTGTGATCAGTGAGCGGATACTTCCAGACCCAAACTCCCATTTCGGGGCCCCACTTCTCCAGAGGATGACGCACCTGAGTTCTAATTCTCTCAATATGTTCAGCGGATAGGAATGTTTCACCAGACGCTGCAAAGTCACATAGAAGCTCTTGAGCAATCTGTTGCTGTGTCAAGTTTTTGCATTCATTCTCAAACCAATCATCACTACGCTCAGGGTGCACATCCCATGGGAGCTTAATCGGATTGAACTCACTTTCCCCAGCTGCGGCCTTCATATATAAGTCATAGTATTGGCCACCGACACCATTGGGTGTTGACAAGACAATCGCACGACCACCTGTCGATAGCGTAGGATATAGGCCCATCCAAAGCTCATCAAAATTTCTAACAAATGCAGCCTCATCAACGATTAGCAGGGTTAGCGCCTCGGAGCGACCTGCGTCATCTGATGTAGGGATTGCCTTTATAGTCGATCCATTCGTAAATTCAACCGACTGCTTATTATTAGTACTAAGCTCAGGAAGTATTAGCCACGGTGGAATATGCTTAAGGGCAACCTTTACCTTTTTTATAAAGTTCATCGCCACACTCAATTTGGTCGCAATGACAAGGATATTTTTATCCTTATAGAAAATAGCTAACCAAACAGCGTATGCAGCACTAAGGGTAGATATACCTAACTGCCGAGACTTCAAGATAACATTATATCGATGATTAACGAAATCATTAATACAATCATCCTGAAACTGGAAGGTGGCAAACGGAATCAGTCCACGTGTTGGGTGCTGGATCTTGACATATTTGTTGAAAAAATATCTCGGGTCTTTTCCGCACCTGACTATTTCTCTAACCTGCCTTTGTTTATTGACAGTGGCCATACTTTACTGCACTCTTAAAATACAATTCCGTCTATAGATCGCAATCTTTCGTGGATTGTGATTTGTAGCTGATACCATCTCTAGACTATCCGAGTTTGATACCTCTTCAAGCTTGAGTGTAGAACCGGCTACTTCCTTATATTGGGCTTTTGTGTGATCAAGCTTTCCAGCAATTACCTGGATTGATTCTTCAACCAGTCTATCGACCTGCTGCTTTAATGCATACTCTGACGCAAAGTGAACGACTGTCGCATACTTTATGACCATTTCATCGTGCTGCAACGCGCACGTTAAAGATCTGGTGCCGTCGCCGCTGCTCTTTCCCCAGGTGTAGTTAACTACATCGCTAAGTTGATTTAATTCGTCTTTTGAAATCATGACTATCTCCTAGATGCCTCCCTATCTAATTATTCTGGTGACTGACTATTTGACCTGATAGATGAAGGAGGGCAAACAATTTCTTCTTTCTACTTCTTTTGTTATCTCTTCCTGCTGTGGGCGCCAACCGTCTATCCACTGCCTAGAATTAGGTTGCGCCCACTTAACTGAACAATTGTAACAACAACTATACCTCTTGTGTTCAACCAAGTCTGTAAAATCTTTCATTAGAGACCCACAAACATTGCACTCTACTGGAATAACGTCTGGATATTGCTCAGGAATAATTATCAAGAACCCGGCCGGATGCTCAGTCATTTTTCTATCATTGGCCATCTTCTTCCAATCAGCCATCATTTGCCTCTCTGCCGTTACAATATACTTTGGAATCCTTTCCCTTTTTAGAGATGTCGATTACATTATCAACGATATCCTTTACTCCGTCCACATGCGAAATAACGATAATGTTTCGGAACCATCTCTTAAGAGACTTAAGCAATCGGTTACAAGACTCAACATTCATGTCATCTAGGGCGCCGAATCCTTCATCAATAATTAGCAAATCTGTCTTCGGGAGGGATGATACGTTAATAAGCGCTACCCTAATTGCTAGTGAAGACATCATCTTTTCCATGCCTGAGGCACACTCTATAATTCTTCTGGAGTCCCCATAATTGATGTATATATCCATTGTATTGCTATTGCTGTCTGCCTCAAGCTCGACTGTAAATCCAACAACATCCTGTAGAATCTTTGATATCTCTGCATTAATTGCTGGAAGCTGTGATGTTATAATCTGGAGTGGGATTCCCTTCTTCGAGACGGCTGTCATAAATAAATCATACACACGCCACTCCGCCATAAGCTCTTTATACTCATCACGTTGAGATTGAAGCTGCTCAATTTCGCTAGTCAGCAGGCCTACGGATTCTGAAAGTGACATCCTTCGAATGTCCAATGTATTAATACTAGAGACCAGGTCGTTAATTTTACCCTTAAGGCTGCTAACCTCTAACGCGTCGTCGCCGTCAGACACCCGGAGCCGCATGCTGGCAAGATCCCTTTTTGCATCTTCTAGTATCGTCGCTAATGAAGTTTTTGCCGTTTGCTTTTCATGAAGCTTGACAGTGTTCTTCGAAATCTTAACCTTCAACTGGGATTCTTGTTGTATTAGTCCCTCATATTTTTCTAACTTCGTTTGTAGGTCTTCCTTTTGTAGGACCTTTAATGACTTCTTAGCAGCACGAATTTGATCAAGGAGGCCAGCAACCACATCAGCCTGCTCAACTGCTAACTTTTTATTTTTATGGGACTCTTTGATGTACTTACACATGGGAAATGTGTCGCCACAAGGTACCTCTTCAAGCTTAGCAATCGACTTCTTTTGGGACTTTAATAATGTTTTTTCGCTTGAATGATTGTGCTCAAGGCCGACTAGGTTTCTTTCAAGATCCTGTTGTGCCTCGAAACGTTCCCTTAGATCATCGATAGGAAACATCTCTTTTACAGACTTAATCTTATTCAGTTTTTCCTGCATCGCCGTAATATTCGTTGAGATTTCCATGGCACCCAGGACCATTGTATCCAGCTTATGACTATCCTCAAGAATGTTCTGTTCTTGCGTCTCAATATCAGCTGTGGTAACAAGATCCTTATCTTTGTGGGTTGCCAAAATAATCTTAAGGTCTTCATGCTTACGACGAGATGATGTTAACTTATCATCAACCGCTTCTCTATCTTTTGTCTTTCTATCTCGTTCTATAGTCTTCTCAAGAATTATTGTATCCCATTCTCGGTCCGGAGCTTTCTTAAGGGTTGCAGATATACCGGCTGACTCATCCTTTGCAATCGACAACATTTCTTCAAAAATATTAAGATCAAGAAAATTTGTAAGAATCTCCTTTCGCTTTGTTGCCCTATGCTTGATAAAGTTGTTCATCTCTCCCTGGCTGGCAAGCGAGGTCATTAAAAAATCATCAGAAGTACCGATAAGGCGTCGGACCACCTTTTCAGTTTCTCGGCGTTGCTCACCGCTAAGGTCCTGTATGACATTTCCATCATCATCAATCATAAATAAATTTAGATGAGTTACGGCATGTTGTATGCCACGTTTTGTTTCATGTTTTGTTGATTGTCTCTCGACCCTATACAATCGCCCATTGACAGATATGTCGAGATTAACTCTACAAAATCCCTTTCGGGCATTAATAATATGAAGATTCTTAATTGGGCCACGGTCAGTTGTATTGTATAGCCCGTACATAATTGCGCCGGGAATAGAAGACTTACCAGTCCTATTTGGGCCAAAAAGACCAGTGATGCCACTTAGCTCTGAGAAGTCTACAACATTGCCCTTCCCATAGCAGAACATATTGTCGAACTCCACCCGGCGCACCGACCACTTCGTGTTTCTTGCAGAATCTCCATGTGCAATCTGATTCACAAATCTTAATGTTAGATTATCTAAAGATGTCCATTCATCATCTGAGAGTTCTAAGTCTTTATAGTATTCTCTCATTAACTTGCAGTGCGTTCTCGAATCCCTAAGATCATCCTTAAATAAACTTGTGCCGTTAGTACTAATAACTGACAAATCTGTGTCATAGTCATTCTTGTACACAATCTCAGCAGCTTCCTTAAACTCCTTAAGGGCACTATGCAATTGCTTAATCTCGGCCTGGGGCATTAACTTATTTGTTCGGATTCTAAAACGTGAGCCATCAGGAGCTTCTTCCGCGAGATCTAAAGTCGATGCAATATCACCTGTCCAGTCGATTGTTACAAACGGCATTGTATGAGGAATTTCATAGAATGTAGAGTTATATTCATCCCTTGATTTAATATCCCAAAACAAGAAACCCTTTCCAGGATCCTCACCATAATTCTGCTGAATCGTAGAACCGGGATATGCGATGCGTTTTTCTTCATCAAGATACTGTAGCTTGTGAATATCTCCCAAAAATGTAAAGTCCCAATCGCTAAAGAATCCTACGTCAACTTCACCCTCAATATTCCAATTAATATCAGTTGTTGATCCCTCTACACCACCATGAAATGTTGCAATGTTAATCTCACCGGGTACTGGCTTGACATCTTTCCAACCCTCAGTATCAAAGCATGAAAAAATACCCCAATTGTACCCGGGTACACCGGTCGGATATGTACCAGACTTCTTATATAGATGTAAGTTTGGATTATTTATGGCGGTGATAATAGGACTAATGGCGTCTTGCCTATCCTTATTCAACATTAGGCCGTCATGATTTCCTAAAATAATATGAGTAGGAGCGACATCTGCCAGACTTGAAAACCACCAGTTCAAAAGATCAATTAGCTCAGGTGAAATACCTTGGGTCTTTGAGTGAACAATATCACCACCCACAAAAATAACATCGGGCTTAAGCTCGCTAGCTATCTTAAAAAAATGAGTAAACGATTCACGATACTCATCATGTCTAGTCAGACCTCTAAAATGAATGTCAGAGATATGCACACACTTAAAACTCATATAAATTTCTCCGGGCAAGTTCTAAAATAACGAGCCACTCTTTATAGAGCCTATTAAGTGGTATAATCGGTCTTTCGAACTCCACTTTTTGGCCCTGCTCTTTGCTGACAAAAATTCAACTTTTGTCATTTCGCCAACATCACTATACGGACCTAAGTCTAAGATCCTTACATCAATGCCATATGATGATAATTTTTTAGCGTATTCCTGGGCCTTAAGGGTCATATCGGCATCCATTGCCAATAAAACGTTTGTTCCGCTTTTAATAATCTTCTGGAACAAGCTATAATCTTCAGAAAAGTGCGAACCCAATAAGCATGTCGAATTACTATCACATTTTGTTAGATCAAATGGACCCTCGACTAAGGTTAGTTCCCTATTCCAATCAATGTTAATTTCATTAAAGATAACATTCTTTTTCGGCACCTTGGCATTGATGTATTTCATTTTTTTGTCATCTTGATCAATCGTTCTAGCGACAAAGTAATTAATATCACCAACTTCATCAAATGAAGGCATAATTACGCGGCGACGGTATCGGCCGGTCGTACAAGTTCCAAACTTAAAATACCATAAATCACGATTTGTCAATCCACGAGATCTTACATATCGTATGGTATCCTTTATATCTGGATCTTTTGAGTCTAAGCTGGTTGCTAATAACCTAAATCCTTTAGGCACGACCACCGGAATTTCAACAGTTTGCTCTGGAAGAATTAACTTATTCTTCTTTGAATAAAACTTTTCTTGATACTCTGCTAAGAAATGGGGGAAATGTGACCGAAGAAGGTATACGAGGTCGCGACCCTTTATGTCACATACCAAACAATGATAATGATCAGAGTCGATTCGAATTACCAACTTTTTCTTCGAAACGCTACCATATGAGCCACATTTCGTGTTTGGACAACAAACGGCAACATTTAAGCCATCTGTCCCAATAACACATGTTCCAAATATACGATTAAAAAACGTTATTTTTTCACTTACAGTAGACATCTTGTTATAATATACACCTCCGGACCGAAAGTGTTCATTTTGATCAGGTCTTAATCTTCGACGGGTCGACTTAATGAACCGGCCATGGCTATAACATACGCATCAGCTACGTCATAACATCCTGGTTCGAATATCTCTACCCCTTTCCGGGGTCCTGACTTGAGTATCTTTTTGGGCCAAGCATATTTGACACGCTGGCTAACCCATTCAAGTACCTGTTCCTTTGTGGGTGCACCGCCTTTGCGTTTCGAAATGATCTTAAGGCCGACAGCCTTTCGGGCGGCCTGTACGTTTATAAATTCAGGTTGACAAAAGAATTCTTCTTGTGCTATATAACTTACGACGCCGTTAAATCTGGCTAAAGTCAATAGCGTTTTTGCAGATGATAAACCGGGACGAAATGCCTGCAGGTTTTCTTCAATATATACTTTGTCAATATCATGGTGGATATGGAGTCCAGATAGCTCATCCCGAACCCTACGAGCCTTGTGGTAGGCAGAATTGCAGTCAGACAGGGGAATATACCCCATCTCAACAAGGCCTCCACCAGGGCCAACTATGCACCACCCAGTGCAACTAGTTGAAATGTCTAATCCAAGGCTACTGCCCATTAAAAGTCTACCTTAACTCGAAATACCATCTCATCCTTATCTCTCTTGACAACAGGTTGAGCTAGATTTGTCCTTGCTATAATATTAAGGTTCTCATCATGGAAGTTCAAGCCGGTGATATAGACGATATCAGCATCCTCGTCGCTAGCAGCTAAAGATGCAGATAGTGGTTCAAATCGAGGATTTGAAGATGAATTAACCTGGCCGCCCTCACATGGAACAAATATTTCCATAATATGCAGGTTCTGATGACCGGCCATGTTGACCTGGAATTGTTCTTTTCCAAATAAGGGTATACAAGGATTATGGACTACGGCAACACCTTCTTCATAAATAACATTACCAACGCTAGCCCACTCAGGATGAGGAGTCTCTGCGTCAGAACGGTATAGTGTTCCATGACCATTATCTGATAGTGATATTTTTACCTTGCCGCCAGAGCCTGTCACATCATGATCAATCAACTCGTATGTTCTTTGCTGGATCTTCTTACCGTAAAATAGGTTTGAGGCATCAAAAAATACGACTTGATTCGATGAGTTATCCCTAGTACGCTGGAAGATTGTTAATACCGAACCCGGGGCGACACCGGGATTTTCCGGAGCTGCACCGGCCACTTCGGCTAAAAGACTGGTCTCAGATGTGTCTTCACCCCCATCGGAGTCCACAGCAATTAAGCCGGGGTATAGTGAGGAGGTTGGAACTAAATTGTTAAGGGTTACCAGGCTGTAATCGATTGTACCAAAGTCATTAACGAACTTACAAGATGCATGACCCTCTGGCGGCTTCACTTCAAAACTACCGGTTGATAGAAATGTAAAGTCTGGCTTGAACTTGCCGTTATCACAGGGCAGAATTGTTAGGTTTCTCTTTCGGATAGACGCCGTAGCAAACAAATACTCATTTGCCTCGCGAGGTTCCTGTGCAGTTATATCAATTGAAGAGCCAGTAAGGTTTAATAATAATGGATATGAACCAGATACGAACTCACGACAGAAATTCTCCAGATTCAATAAGTGGCCGCCGACGCCAAATGACATTGCCACATTGAAGGGGTCATCAGTAGTCGTTGCCATAGTCTGAAACGGTGTTATTAGGACTTCCCGCTCGGGGGATTCTCGTACAAAGTAAGGAGGTAAGTAAAATAATAGATTATCTTCTACTTCGGCCGATCCTGTTGCCATAGAAGACCATAACTGTGGTAATGTCCTATACTCATCCCAGATTTTGACCTCATGGATCTCTGCATTGAGTGGGTGCCTTAGAAAGTAGGTATTCGGTTCTAGCGGATCAGGATCATCAGCAGTCCAACCGGACTCAGAATCGACATCATCAATTCTACTCCACGGTACACCATGCATCTCATTAGCCTCATAGCTAAAGAATGCCGCGGCATACTGTGTTGCATCAGAATCTATAGATACTACCTCATTATATACAAGGTCTCCACCGAACTCAGTTTGTAGGTCGGCTAAATTGAAGGCCAGCGTCGATGATAAAACCGGTGTATAGTCAAGCTCACTAACGGTATCGGCAATATATGCCGCATCATAAGCGGCTTTAGCAGCAGCGGGGTCAGCATATGGTATGTTTGCCAGCGTTACATATTCGGTTACGCCTGAAATTAGCCTATCAGTTACCCAGTCGCCGTTCCACTTTGCAATTACACCATTTTGATTTACCCACATTGGTAAGTCATTATCATCTGTCTCTTGTACGTACCATGCACTCTTATAAGAAACTGCCTCATGCTCAAATGTTGGGTTACCATCGGCATCTAACCATTGAGACGTCTGCTCATATACCGACCCGTTGAATCCTTCGAAATAATTGCCTACAAAAAGTACGGAGGGATCTGCTTCAATTATCATATTTGCTGGATCGTCGGTCACACGAGGTGTATCATCTCCGAACTCAGTCGGAATACATGAGCCTGATGGTATGTCAAGCTCAGAATCGATCACACCGTCAATTAAGATCTGTGCCTTGCCGTCGTCGACCAGGTGTGTGCCCCATCTTATGGCGATATGATGCCAATGATTTTTAGTAAGTGAGTTATCTGATGATAAGAATATAAGGTTTGACCCTTCAACTTGATCATCAGACGCGTCGCGTACGCCATCAGGCTCGACAGGACCCTCTGGATCTGTATCTGATAATTCCCATTTAGTAGTGTCATAGTCGTAGTATTTGTATGTTCCATACTGGCCGTTTTCCAAATATGGAATATTAGACGGCGGAATGTCAGCACTACTACTAAGTTGTACCATTATTCTATATGTGTCCGGATGACCTTCTTTATCAATATGACTGCCGGTAACCAAACTTATGGCGTAACTGGATGACATATGGAGGATTGTTCCAGCTTTAAATGGGTGGGATTGCGTGCGGTCCACAACTACATGATCTCTACCACCCTCGAGGTGAAAACCGGTAATATCAATACCATCTGCTGGATCATCTAGATCAATATCAGAACCTATGGTGTATACACCGGCAGCATCATTCCATTCGTATGCGTCGCCTTGCTTATCGGCAAAGGCTTCCCTGGCATCCTCGTCTACGCCAGCTGTATTCTCAATATGTTCGACCCAAGACCAGTTACCAGCACCGTCGTCTTCCCAGGCCCACCATGTAAACTGAGTTTGGCGTGTAGTTACAATTGAATATGCGCCACCGTTACCATCCCAACCAGGAATCTTTGTCTGGAAGTGAACAATTCCGTTTACCTCCGTACACTCATATGTCAGGACCGGCTCATAACTTTGGCCAAGGGCCCAAGCTATTAATTCATCATCTGTCGGTACTGCGGGGACAACAGCATATGTGTGATATACTGGGACATATCCTTGAGCTGTCATATAATCTGTCTCAACAGGGGTCAGCGTATAATTACCTGGTGGGTCGACAGCGGATCCATCGGCATAGACAGCGCTATACCCATGTGCTTCAGCCCATGCTGCCTCAGTCCACTCGATAGCGCCCTCTTGATCCGACGTGACATTTCCACCTATCTCAGAATCCGTATATCCGGTATAATTTTTAGAATCATCCCCTGTGTTGCTGGCAATCACTGTGGTATCTAGATCATCATCACTCCACCGCAGGCCGCCATCATCGACCTGTTCTGGATACCCTATATCTTCTGCGGTCGTTTCATCTTCCAGAAGTGTGCCGCCAACAGGCATCCATATCAAATACCCATCAGAAGTCTTCTGATAGTTGTTTATGTCATCAACCTCATCCTTAACTATAGCTTCCTGCCAGGTGTACTCGTTTAGCCCGTTGTCATCTGTCCATAGTGGTAACTCGGCTTCGTTGATTTTCTGCTGGCCGTTTTCATCATATACCTCTAGTTTCTCTGCCCAGGCAGTCCAATTTTCATGACCGTTGATAACATTTGCAAGGTTTTCAGCAGTTACGTAGTTATCAAAATCCCCAAGCTCATTTTTGCCGACGGACCACTGCCTGTAATCCTGAATGTTTTTTGGGCCCACTAGAGGGAACTCGTCGTCTGCGGCGACTCCATTATTTAGTACTATCTTAACATCCTTAGCAATAAACTCGCCAGTGCGGAAGTCGTAATCCGGAGATTCATCACCTTTATCGGTAATAAGATTTGCAGTTTTGCCTATATACCCACGTGATGTTGCCCATGCAAACTCAGGCCAAGAACCATAAGTCGCTGGATCATCTGGAAGACCGTCACCATTAGGATCTGCAACCTCAGCAGAGACATCAACTGTATCATCAGCCAATAAATAAAACCCCGTATATCCTAATACGGAAGGTACTTTCCAGTTATCAGGGTCAGACGGAATAGAGTACATTCTATCTGTAAGGACTGGAAGCTCAGTGCCACCTCGGCCACCTTGATAGAAGTCTATAAAAAGCTTTTCCCAATCGACTATGGCGAATGAACCGGTTGCGTATGAGTCTACATCATCAATTGTATACCTGGGGTTGATATAGAACTCGAATGTAAATGAGCCAGACGGAATATACGGAATTACACTTGGGCTAACTGTCTCATCTGTAAATGAAGGGTACAATAATGCAGAATCTTCTGGAACTAATGAAGACGTAAAGAAGTTCAATGTATTATAGTTCGAAAATGCCCAATGCAAGGATGGATGCTTTGTCCTGTAGTATGGAAAGAGAACATCCTTTATAACGTTCTTACGTAAGCTATCGCTTGTCAGCTTAAATGAAGGTTCAAACCTAGTAACCTTGACAGTCGTTTGTTTTCGAGATGAAACCTCAGAATCATTAACGAAGCTAAGGTACTTATCCATCATAGCGTTAATAGACGTAGCAGCACCTGATGTTACTACTTCAAGATCCATAATGTCATATGGAAATGTTGGTAATATTTGATCACCTACACCGTCACCATCGAGATCATCATCTAGAATTGGATCACCGGTAATAGGGTGTGTGATGACCCCCGTTACGGGTTCTATGCATGCGCCGTATTGTGTATTTTCTATGTCGATAGTTGCAGATGTATTACCAGAACTAAATGTAGCCTCAAAAGCCGAGACGCTAGAAATCGCAGCAACGGTAGCACTAGCTACTGCCTCTAAAGCTCCAGAAACGTCATAATTCGCCGGCGGTAAGCTTGAATCTCCAACAGCAGAGAGATGTTGCAGGTCTATCATATGAAGAGTGCCGGTGGGCGGTGGCGGTGGCGCCGGATAATCGCGTGATGAGGGCTCCATTAAATGACCGGACTGGGTCGAATTAGAAAAATAAAACCTGCGGATTGCGCCCCAGGGCTCAGCTAAGTCGAAATATGCAAACTGAGCGTAGTTATGATGAGAATGACCTATAAGATCTCTATAGTCAAAGGCCCCAGACGTGCCGTAGCCAGCACCAATCTTAGCTATTGGAGACTCAGTCTTAAATGTCACCCGGGTTACTTGTTTAATCTGTACCGGTTCTGTTATCGATGCAGTAAAGATTAAATCTTGGCGATACCCTTCGACTGTATCATCACCATATGAGTCATCTACATTATCATCAAAGGCCTGAAGCTTCTGGGCTTCTTTTTCGAACTTGGAGCGCTCTGCAAATACGTATACAGAGCCTTCTTCCCCCGTGGGACGGATGCTCTCATTAGACGCGGAAGTATACGTCCTTCTCGGATGTGTTTCTAGAGTAAGGTGCTCAAAATAATCTTTTGTTAGTCCGAATATCGCCATTTGTCCACGCCTGAGATATTATCCTCATTCAACCCATGATAGTTAATATTAACTATTTGGTTGTTGTCTTTTGAAGATATTAGTAATTGAGCCAACATCGACGGCCCACCTTAGAAGTCTAATCTAACGCGAATCGTTATGTCCTTCTCATCATTCTTCTCAATTGGCCTGGAGAGTTTGGCTACGGCTAAAAGATTATCATTGGCATCATACATCCCGACCGTGGTCGCGAACGTGAATGATCTCTGGGTATCTTCTTGGCCTTCATCAATTACTCTTACCCTATTCTCTTCATCAATATATGTCGGATTTGATGAGTAATTAAACTCATCGGCAGTTGTTCTACAGAAAATAAGTGTCGAATTAATCGTTGTAACATTCTGAAACGTTATTGCAGTTAAAGAACCTGACTGGAATCGACATGTTGAAAAATGATCAACAATATTATCAATTGACCCTGACACTAGAAAGTCTGGAACAAACCTTGCGTACGGATTACCGGCACCATAATTGTCACCGGTACCATCCATATACCCTGGGTTGGCATCATCATCATCATTCGAGTCTAGAGCAGCGTTTGAGTACTCAGAAAGTGTTCCGGTAACCGGATGCCCTTGCCAGCCATATCCTATTCCTACCTGCCCGTTTGATACTGATACGACATATGCCTTGTCAGAAGATCCGGCGGGCATTGCGCTAAGCGACTGTACAATATCATCAGAATCGATGTCATTTCCATCGGGCTCTGGATTGCCTTCTTCATTATTTGCATAGCTAATCCACGCGCAGCTCGATGTGACCTGTGTTACCGTCTCAGCATTCATTCCATCAATTATGCCCATTACAGCTTGATCAGGATCAATAATTCTATCAATATTAAATACTGCTACACCGGCATCATAAAACAACAATCCTACCTTTGTTGACGTGTCAGCAGAATCAACGATGTCCGCAACCTCACCACCGAATGTTGTTCTCTTACTAGTGGCAGCACCAATATCTGTAAAGATTGCCACGCTGCCTGTGGACGAAACGTTTAAGTTCGGTGTAATACCATCCGCCCAATAAGGTGGGGGGTCTACAATATGATTACCATCGGCATCAAGCTCAAGTTCTGGATTTCCAATGGCAATAAGCTCGCGTTCCGTAAGATCCGCCTCACGTCGGCATCGATAACTATTACCGGCCAGCGAAGCAGACTGATAAAACCTCATTGCGAAAGTTTCTCTTTTGATCTTGTCTCTTGCAAATAGTCTCTTAAAGCATACGAAGAATGCATTATCAATTCTGTCACTTTCTTCATCAGACCCAAAGGGAGTCGTAAAGTAAGCATCTGCATCACCTAATAGGGTAGCAGCAAATTGCTTGTAGACATCAACCTTTTCTCTCATCATTAAAGATTCAGACGGAAAAAGAAGCTTCCCAGAAGCATCCTCTGAAACTAGTGAATCTTGAACTGTCGAGCCACTAAAGTAGAGGCCGACAGTCATATCCATAACCGCATTAGCACTTTGTAGTGTATGATCCTGATCGTATATCGTCTGGAACAGGGAAGATGTAACACCTTGGCCGATTCCGCCTGTAACGAAGACCTGGAACTGGCGTCTGGTATCAGAGCCTGAAATGTCCTCTTGTATAATATCGACTAGCTGATTCAGCGCTGAGCGGCTGGTTTTGATATCAGCGGCCGAAATTTCTTTAAACGTTGCCATAGGTAACTATCCTCTTTCTAATCCTTGCTGACTTGTACTTCGAACTCTTTAACGGCGCCAGACTGTACGCCACCGATGCTAATCACAGATGAAATTACACTCTTATCGCTAGCATTTCCGTAAATTAAGAATTGAGCGTCTGTTAAAGATTTCGTTTCCACTTCAAATGTTAATCTTGAACCGCCAGTAGAGGTTGTTGTTGGATCACGGGTAACAATATATGTTGCAATGTTATCTGCATCAACATTGTCTGGTGTAAGACCCTTTAATTGCAAAAATCTGCTTGGTACCTTTACCAAAAACACCTGATCTCTTAACTCAACGTCAATACTGCTTTCGTTCTGAATCTCTTGCGTTATCGTTAACGTCCTACTAGAGCCGGCACCGGAGCGACTCATTGATAATGTTGTTCCAGATGAATCAATACCCTCGCCTGTCAAAATTAAATTAGGCAATCTAATTAAATTGGGATTCGAAACACTAATCATCTTGTATTTCAACGCCAGATTGCCGCTAGTTTGGGCTTCAAAAACAGGGGTATTTTTTTCAATTTTTTCTTTCCCGACTGTCCTCCCAAACTTCTCAATTATTGTATAATCAACCTCATCATCACCCAGGGCAAATTTTACGATAGAAAATGAACCATCATTCCTTGCTAGGAATGCACGGCCGGTGTCTGTCAAAACTGCGTCTACAATGATGTTATTAGTTGAATGATCTAGAAAACCCATCTATATGCTCCTCAGATAAATATATCGTTACTTCCAAGACCGTAAATCTTCTATTTCGATATCAACTACTTGACTCTGTTGTCTATCGCAATTTATGATCTGTAACTTGTATGATCCTTTTGTTTCTTTAGTTGCTAATAATTCGAGATCCTCTCCATCATCATTAACAATAGATAAGTATTCCGGATCGAAGAATACCTGCAATGAATGATGCCTACTATCTTTAATACAATCCGATGTTAGGTTTACGTCTTGCATTCCTGGAATCAATCCTTCCACTAAGTAAAAATTAGGATATGGCTTGGGCGCGCCGGATGGAGATATTAATTGTTTCCTTAGCCGGTTTTTAATCTTGTCGTACCAGACTACATATTGTGCTGAGTAATTTGATGAAAAATCATGTGCATCAATACTACACAAACTATAAATGGCGGCTGTATCTCGCGTAAACTCATAATCATGATATGTCGTTAATGGCGAACTCATTTCTTTAACTCGAGACTTTCGTGGGTACTCGCTACGTGGGTCGGGTATCACGCTATCATCAAAGTCATATTCTACTTGAAGCTCAAATGGAGCCTCTATACCCGGGCGGCGGAATACCTGGAACCTCTTTATGTCCCTCTGGCTAACTACGGGGAAACTCCACATTACGACTAAACATTCATCCTCATAGTCCCAAACGAAGTTTATATCACCAGGAGGTGGGGGGGCTCTAAACTCTTTACATGTAACAATCGTTTCCGGAGAGGGCCTGGAACACAATAAACCTGATACTGCATATACCTGTGACGTTTCTTCATCAACTGCGGTGAACTGTACTAGTGCGATGGAGCGGACAGAGTATGCATATTTGCCCCCGTACTTTATCTTTGAGTCTACGCCACTACCGGTTGTAGCACCGGCAATTACAATGGAGGGCTTTTTATACCTCCACCCCCAAGAGCTATATTCGAACTTATCGATTAGATATCCAATAATTTTTGCTGCTGTTCCGATTTTATTGGGATCTACCCGTTTTACGCTGATCGGAATGATGTTTGGTAAATACTCATAATCCCCAATCACACCTGGGCGATTGTGCTTCCGTTCCTCTTCCTGTAGCTGGTTTGCTTCTTCAAGCTGCAATGAAAACTCATCGCCGAATGGGCCCATAGGATCAGCTACTGAGCGTGCTAAAATTGTATGAATAAACTTGTTGTTGACCTGCGCGTAGGTTCCATGCTTGGTGAAACGATGAAACATAGGTGGCTTGCGGCGTCTTATGTTATATGAAAACTTTCGAGCTTTTCCCTTATAAGTCCAGGAAAATGTCCTTTTCTGTAGGTACGTGGAATTTTGATACATTTCCCCAAACGCATGCATAAGCCACCTAGACGTAATGTGTTTCGAGGTAATTTCATTTAATAATTTGGCTTGTTCTGATCTGGTCTGCATCCTTTTAAGTAGCTTCCAATTATCTTTTGGATCAGGCCATTTTGCCCGGCCACGAGTCGTAAGCGTGTGGTGGACTAATTTTCTGGCCTTTGTATCTAAGCTACTATCTTGTAGCTTTAACGCAGTATAGCCCTTTTGTGCCACGTCAGATTCATTCTGAATCTTCGTAAGGTTTCGGCGAATTAAGTTTTCAACATCTTGTGGGCGAGATATTCTGGCTACAAACTCATTATCAACAGCAGCATTTGTCCTAGTATCTACAGGTGAAAATGAAAAATCAATCCATCGAGGGATTCTCTTGGCTAACTCTTTTTCTTCCTCATCATCAGAAGCTCCTTGAAGACGCCGATCTCCTCTATCATTAACCTTTTCGTCAGGGACAAAGAAGTTATATCTAAATGATGCATGAAAATCAAGAACTTCCGGAACATCTAGTACTGTTATAACTTTCGAGGGAAACGTAATCGCCATTATTTTTTCTCCTCATGTGTGATTGTTGATATAGTAACATAAAAATCGTTAAATGAACTATAATTTTCACTACGATGACGGGGTTTTAGCTTTCTAGTCTTTTGACCATCCTTAAGTGTAACTTCTTCTGTCATTTTTAGAAACTCATCTTTTTCAAATGTTTCTTTTCCATCTAGGATCTCAAGAGTAGCGTCCATATCAATCTCAAAATCATCTGGATCAACCGGTAACATCATAACTCGATCAAATTGGCGTGCTGCAATAATTTGATTCGTCATGACAATCGGACTAAATATTCTACCAGCTGTTATCATTCGAAAGCTTTGTAATTGTTCCCTAGTACATCTGGGTGCGCTTCGAAAGAACCTTCTTACAAATTGATTCCTGGCATCACTCTCATGCTTACGATGAGCTCTATTGTGTGTTAGGCGCGCCTGGTTAACCTCATCGCCCCAGTCAATATACTCTTTTTGTGATGTAGTTGTTAAGTTAAACCAAGAATAAGGTCGGGTGATGGTCTTATAAGACGTCGTCGTCTGTGTTACGTTTTTAGACCCCTTACCTCTATTCTTGTTTTTCTTTTTCTTCTTTTTCTTTCCCCATGTGGTAGGATTCCACCATGCAGGAATTCGATGCATATCCCTTACCAGCACTCTGACACTGGAAGCACCCGTCCATTCTAGTTGCGGGTTGGCACCACGTCGGCCAAAGTTACCAGAGCCTGCGTGATATATTTGTGTCCTGGTGCCGACAGTTGATATATTTCCTGATTGATATTTACCGTTTTTATATGTGTTCGTTGTCTTATACGTTTCTGAATGCATGCCTGACTGATACGAATAATTTGTAATTCCTAAAGAGCGTGCACGAGATGTAGTATCGAATGTATCAACGTACGTTTTTCTTGTACGAGATCTTTTCTTAGTACCAGCCCCACCTCGAATCCAGCCAGTGCTAGTCGTAGTAGTTGTATCAGTCGTCTCAATTGTCTTACGGTATGGTTGCTCCGGACCGACAATTCTTTCGGTAGCATCTCTTGCAAAACTAGCAATCGATTCATATGAGGGTCTCGTAAATATCTCAGAATCCTGATAATTTCCAACTCGTAAGCGAGTACCGGATGTATGATCCCATTCAATATTTGTCTCAATAAGGATATTCATCGCCGGTACGGTACCGGTATTAAGCCAGTAAAATGTATTATCATTTAGCTGGGCCATTTGTAGCATCGTGGCAGCGTCCCTATCAACAAATAAATCACCCCAACCATCATTTACTAAAAATGTATTTTCATCCATGTGCAAGCCAGAAAGCAGTCTGTAATACAGGTGGAGAAGCCTATTCGATACATGATTTTGTATCATGCTTATTCTTTGATCTGCTGAAAGAAAGTTATATTCAGTCGAGTTATATATGTCCATGGCAGACATATTTCTAAGGCCACCTAACGTAGCGTTTGTGAACTCCACCGTTTTTGCTAGCGCATCAAAATTGCTCTTTGTCTTTACATTCTTAAACGCTTCTGACAGTAAGAACATTGATCGATCAAACACGAACTTCTTAGGCTTGAAAACGACGTCCTCCCATTCAAGATCTCTCTTATGGACATGAATCTCAAAAACATCTTTCATAACTGGTAGCTCAGAATTAATTCTGGCCCCCATAATATAAGGTGGATTTTGGAGTATCTCTAATGTCTCAGCTGGGATCCCAACGGTCAGTACTCGAATATTGTCGCCGGTCATTCCTTTCATGGCAGGATGATTTAAGAATGCCTTAATAGCATTAAGCTCTTCAATCTCGATAATCATATCAGCCGGTAACCAGGTTTCATCATCCTTTCGCCGGCCAAACTTCTCTGCGGCAACCATATTCAACGCTAAACTATGTTCCGTTAGTGTACGTAGAATATCCCTTCCGAATTTACTTGAAGCTTTAAATGCTAAATATCTTCGGATTTGTTCATGTTGGTGCTTGCTAAGGTTGGACTCTTGGAATTTTGCCATACCGTCAGGTGATATATCAATATCCTGCGTCTTAAAATAACGGTTAATAGAATTACTTTGGTGAACCAGTGATTCCCCTATGCCATCAAGAATACTAAGCATATGATAGATAATCTCTCCTTCTTTATCATACGCATTTAGAAATCCGTAAATATCGGCGAAAACTGCATCATCATAGTCATCATTTGTAACAGACTGTAGTGCCGCTGAGGTTGATAACTTACCTTCGGCCATATCTTTAATCATCGCACTTGTACGGACATCGACATCTTCAGATAGTCTTTCTTCGGCTTGGGCAGTACGTGACGCCTCGCTTCTATTTCTAGAGATCTTTAAGACATCTGTGATAGCTTCATGGACCTTATCATTTTTCTGTGCATTATACTTCACATAGAGATCTCTGTTCTTTCTCGCAAACTCAGCATTAACATACCGAGAATACAACAAGGTAAAGACCTCAAAGACAACTGCAATTAAAGTGTTCTCATCCCAGCCATTATACTTGGTTAACTTCCCATCAGACATAAATGAAGCAGAATCATCACGGCGATCAGCAAGATCATCAGCCTTATCCTGAATTTCTCTAGCAATATCAATAATCATTGCAACCGGTAAGTGATGGGCATGCCTGGACAATGAATGTCGTAATGCCGCTACCACACCACCCTTGCGGACATTTAGGATGGATCGATCACCAATCTGTCTTGGTACCTCAGCCTGTGTGTCCATTAATTTTCTAGCCTTGACAGCTATTCGAATTGCACTATCTTGCCATCTACTAGCTAACGAAAATAACTTTTTCCTAGTCGGCTTTGTTACATTTGCTTTAACCATTAACGAATTAAATGCTGACATATTACGAGTCTGGCTTAAAAGAGTTGCCGCGGCTCCTGATGAAACTCCAAAATTAGACTGCACATACCTGGGTGTTATCCCGGGATGCTGTGCAAAAGTGCCTACCGATGATAGCCTGAAATTTGGGGTTTTTCGCTTCTTCCTCTTTGGACTATCGGCATCAGCCTCGAGTACGTCTCTTAAACTGGTCTCAGTTTCTATAGCATCGTGACTATCTCGTACCTCCAAAATAAATCGTAACATCATGTGCCGTAATGATGCGTCTTCTCTAGCCAGATTCATCAATGCACCAAAGATTATTTGGTGATCATTCTTTCTATTATCGTTGATAAGGCCGTTGAGAACCCATCGAAACTTCCTTAGTATTGTTACGTAGATTGTTCTGGCATGTAAGCGGAGGTTTGGGTCATCTAGATTTAATAAAGACTCGATATATTCAACAACATCATCAGCAGTCTTATTATAACTTTCCGCAAACTTAGTATACGGACCTGTATTTAGGCCCCTGGATACGCCTCCGAAGCGGAGGATATTATCAACTAGCGCCACATTTCCTGGAATTGCTGTCCGACCCTTTTTATCACTAAATGTTCTTGTTTCAAACGGGAGAATTAATCGACCGGAATTATCATTCATTAATATAAAAGATGCAAGGCTTCCCTCCAGGACGCGTTCCTCCATGATATCAGACCGAGGATATCCCAGCGCACCCCTGAACGGTCCGCGGGAGCTGGTCACCCTAAATCTCTTGCCTAATGAACTTCCACGTAGGTACCCAATACCAGCAGAAACTCTGAATTCCTTGCTAAGAGTATTCACTAGAACCTTTATTTTGTCTGCATCGTCAACAGGAAGGGAGGATAAAAATTTCGAATAATCCTTAAAATCCGTTGCGTCAAACTGACTGCTAGCTACTTTACCATCTTTTTCTTGACGACGATTACCAACTGTACCTGCCCTAAATCGGTACTTTTTCTCGTTAGGGATAAATCTACGATTAATATTAGTAGAATTCATATCCTTTGATCTTAAAGATCCCTTCACTGGTAAAAATACCGGAGAATGATGATAGCAAATGTAGTTTAAGTCATTTAATAACTGGCCCATGACTTTGCTGTTGGAAAACTTTGAATATCCTTCTTCAGAAAATCCCAGGCTATTTATAAACAGTGCCTCTATAGAGGGATCATCAATCGAAATACCAGAAGGGCGCGCATCGGAATATCTGGATAGTGTACCCTTAGCAAATCCCAGGTATCCATTATCTGCATCTTTAATATCTAGCGCTGCGCGAGATGAGCGAAGTACCCTTAAGATAATCCTTCGCCAGTTCACCCATTTTTTCTCTTGCCCGACGTACCAATCATACTGCTGTTCAAGGTCGCTAAAAATGCTACCGACATCTTCCTCTTTTAGCTTTTTCATTGTCTCTTCGACATTTTCGATCTGAAGTTGGCGCATTATCCACCTAAATTCAAGAAAATGATCTAGATCACTTAAGTCACCACCCCATGTTTTTTGTACTGGGACCCAGTCAAAAGAAGCAATTAATTCAGGCCGCATATTGGTCAATGAATGCTCACGTAAGAACCGATCGGAACCATGCATGCTGCCCAATACTACTTCACTGCTACTAGAGCTAGCCGGAACATCTCGCGGTGGGGGTTTCGGTGTATAGAGCCTAATTGAGCTCCATGCAGAAAGGGTGTTTGCAGCCAGCAAGTGAGACGCAACTGTTTTCGAGAAAGCAGCTGTCGGAATCATGTTCATAACGCTAAAATATTTTCTCTTTCCTTGCCTACTCTTAGATTTAGAGCGCCGTTTTGTTCCGCCGCCACCGGTCCGCCACCACCCGCGATCACCAAGAGGGTTTTTTCTATACCTAGTGCTTGAATCGCGACTTGATAAAGTAACTCTATTAGTTTTTGCCTTAGGCTTCACAACTCGGTAATGGTTACCGTGATTGGTGGGTGATGATTGGATATTCCAGAATGATGCCCATGCCTTATTCTTAATTGCCATCTTATGTCCCTACCGTAAATGAAGGTTCTGGTTCTTCTAACGTTACGGCTTCAGCATCAACCTCAGTCCCGTATGTATAATCAGAATAAACAGGAATCACAGAATACTCTACTGTACCTGGTTCATTATATAGCTCGTGATCATAAAACCAATACCGGCCGGAGCTAGAAAAATTGTGTACAGATCCGACTGTTGATGTTACTCCGTAGAAATCAGCCCTAACAATGAAATGATCAATATCATTTTGATCTCCGGAAACTGTCCAATTAACCTTAACCCTTTGAGGATTAATCCTCTCTGCAACAACGTTATCAATGGTCGCACGCTGCGCGGGTATATCTACATCGATTGCCGCTTCGATTCCCGTTCTACCTTCTAGAAATTTATCTTGTAACTTCATTCTTGACCGAGGGTTTTTACCAAAAGCCTGGCCTGTCGATGGTAGTGTACCTGTTCTTAGTGTCGTTGGGTTCATGAATTTCGAAATCTTTACCTTGAATCTTCTTGCTGTTTCCAGATCAACCTCATCGCTAATCGCGGTATCGAATAGTCCTTCTGCACTTCTCATTAATACTCGTACAATGTATCTATACGTTCTACCGGCTGAAAGTGGGGATACACCACGGGCTCTCCGAACTGATATGTCATCTGCAAAAAGGCCAGCATTAAATATTCCCATTGACTCAGTCTCGCCAGAAACGCTGTCTTGTCGCTGGACTAAAAATGCCAAAAGATCATTTAATTTTGACCGATCGCTCTTAACTTCGGAAAGAAAGTTTTGATTAGTGCCGGCAGACTCTAATGCATTTACTATAGTTTCCATTCCGGTGTCTGTAAACGTGGGCTCAATCTCAAAAGTGACCGCGCTGTTACCATCATCATCAAAATATAGATTCATATCATTTAAGTCGACGACGATCTTACTTTCAACTCCAATCTCTTTATGAAATTCATGAACCTCAGTTATCATAGACTGCTGCTCTTTACCACTGGGATATATCATCACACATCGATACTCATATATATGACCATGCTGGACCTGGGTATCTTCAAATGAAACCTCAGTAGTTGTTTCATTGATTGGTTGAATCTGTTCGGTTGCCTCAGTTCCAACGATACGTGTAGTATCACCATGACTTCTGGCCTGGGGTTTTACAGATAAATCTTCTGCAGTCACATATAAAGCACATGGCCCTTCCGGCACATTTGTAACCCTTACAAGCACCTTATCATCTACCGTTTGGGCAAATATAGATACATGCACTAACTCATCATCAGACCTCTTAGAGAAGTTTGTATGCCTTCTATAGGGCCGACATATAGTATTCCGGAACTGGGACGATACCTTGCGTCGCGGGCCAACTGCTACAGCCCTGTATACGCATAAGTTAGAGTTAGGAGCCCGATCGACAATTCTCATATAACGATCGCGTCTTGACAGCTTAACCTTCTTTATTAACTTATAACGATTAGATATGCGAGGGGACCTAAGATTTAAGACTTTTCTATATATCCATACCTCTCTTGCGACCCTATCAATCTGGCGTACAATAATATAGTTCTTACCCGGCCGGCGGGCCCAAGCAGATATTTTAGGTGCATAATCTGGTGTCAGAAAGTCTTCCATCTCTGCATCATGATCAACAATCCGGTTAATTACATCTACAACGTTACGCCTGTGGTCAAGGAGTTCAATTAAAAAATATAGCTTTGAAGCACCACGTATTCTTCTTTGGCTAATTCTTATCTCTTCCTTGATATGAACCCATGCTATCTTTCTTCTTCTCATAACAACGTGGGTTTTAATGGGAAGTGATGATGCATCCGAGCGGTTTCTATATGCACGACTCCGAAGTTTATTTCTAAGAATTCCGCCCCAGCGACTTTTTTTGAATGTGTAGTTAGATCTACTTTGTCTAGACTTTGAATTTCTAAGATTCGTCCAGGCACGAGATTTTCTTTTTCGTTTAGCAAAGCTATAGTGCCTTGAGCTAGCACCGCGCCGGCGAACACCTTGCATTGATGCAGCAATTGTATTAATCGGAAAGCTAGCTTCACCAGCAGCAGAAGGACATACTCCGTGGGCAAAAATTGATTTAAGGGCAGCACGGCGGTGGGAAACATTTTTAGAACGATACCCTCGTTTTACCGTAGAGTAACTATAGTTTGCTGTTTTCTTTGAGCGCCCGTCGAGATGCTTCGAGGACTTTACAACCACATACCTCTTTTCAGTCCTTAGGTATCTCCACGCATTCTTAGGATCACGATATATTTTCCTTGCTACTGAGTTACTGATGTACGCTGATATATCTGAGTACTTTACTGCCACCGGCCTGGCGCGCGCGGAACGTACCTTATTCTTTCTTTTTCCTTCATAGTATGACAATGCTTGAACAGCCTGCTCAGGTGTCTTTACACCATCAAACATATCGGTTTTGACAATCGGGTTCTTATTATAGACAGAAATACGTACTGTTACTGTTCTATTTCGAATAGAATTTGGAATGCTAGCCCAATAGTCAACATCATACATGATCCTGCCATAGCGATCAATCCCGTCGATCTCTGTAAAGTCCGACGGAATTCTTATAATGCCTTTAACACGCCTACCAGTGAATTTCATCGCTATCTACCTAAAAACTAACATAAACATATTAACAAATGTTTTCATACCATTCTCATCTTCAAATATCTTACCAACGAAACATACCCGAGTAGAAGCCGAACCAGGATCACTACTTTCAGAGAACTCACCATAATCAATCATCGCTAATTTCTTTACAGCACCTGGTTTTACCTCAAGCATCTGAAATACGAGGTTATTATCACGTGATGTATTAATATATTGTACCCTGAGCTTGTCCCTATATCGGACTCGGCGCATCAAGCTTTCTAAAGAAACTTCAGCATGCTGGGTTATACGAGAATATACACCTAATCGATCACCGGAAACGTATCCTGGCTTGGGCTTATTTACCGGTGGCAGATACTCAAAAAATGGTAGGTGTTGTAGCCTAAAATCCTGATGTAAGGATTCAACCTTTTCTACATTCGCTTTATGATGTTGGTATCGCTTAAATGGACGAGAATTTGTTATTCTAAATGTTGCAGAGGTAGGTGATATCTCAAATCCTGACTCTCCTGTGAATTGATCTCTAGAGCCTATAATCTGTTGATTCTTGAAATTATTAGCAGAAGATTGTAGCAGCTCGTCGGTAGCCTCTGCGAAGTCATCAGGAGGTATCTCGGAAAGAGTAACATTTTTAGACTTTGCATATGCCTGGGTGTATAGAGTTTCTATTCTTGACTTCCGAAACAGCCTTCCCCACTTTACAACTACATCATCGCCATCAAAGGGAAGCATGTCACCTTCATCATCGGTCTCGAAAATAATCTGATCTTGTGGGCGACTAATCGCCTCAAAAAAGATCCTATCATCCGCATCATCAGTGGCATCATCATCTTCCTGAGTATAAAACGTATGCCTATCAGTGAAGGTGACATAACGAATCCGCAGGTTGCCCTCCGCAATCTGTCGCCTGCCTTCTTTGGTGATGATGGTGTCCATCATCCTACTTTTTCCGTCTAAGATACCAGCCATGCTTTATAACTATCCTTCTCACTGATTTTCATGGGGCAGGAAAGGCAAAGATTTCCGGTACACATAGACCTACCCCTAAATTGAAACACAAGTACAGGTAACTATAAACAGGGAATGGGCTCCGGTTAACTCGTGAGCAGCACAAAAAAACCGCCGGGGTTGCCCCCGGCGGAAATAAAGATTTATTTTTTAGTTACTAAGATCTTATTTCTTAGATTTAAGAACAACCACAGAATCACCCAAGGCTAATGCTGTCTCACCAAATGCACCATTTGCGAGAGTATTCCCTGGCGTCTTGGATGCTACCATAACACCATTGATCCATACCTGCATGAAGCTGGAACCAGCATCGGCAGCAACCACATCTGCATGCGATAGGACATCACCAGAGGCGCTTGAATAAGATGCATCGACAGCAAAGGACAATGATTTTTGTCCCTCAATCTCCGCCTCTAATGCCTCGAGGGCTGAACGGATGTCAAGCAGATTGCTCCCGCCTCCCCCACTAGCAACAGCCGCATCATAAAGAGGGGAACCAGCCCCACCGCTGAAGACGGTGTGGGCATATGCCGTCGACGAACTGGAGATACTACCCCCAACGACCGACCGCAGATTACCCATCTCCGTTTGAAGGGCGGTAATCTCACCATCATTTGCGATGATATCAGCGTCTAAGTCCACATCT